ATCTATCTCGTCACAGTTCATGCAGTCGATATATGTAGCGCTTGTTACACTATCCACCTCGGCATCTGCTTTTACATTGTTAATAAACATGCTCAGCATTATTAAACCGCTTGTAATATACACAGTATTTACTACTAACTTCAACACTGTTAAGTGATTAAAGTTTACATTACTTTTCATTTTCACGTTTTTTAATCTCTTCAACTAAGTCGCTGTTTACTTTACCGCTATATACTCGTTGGTTGTTAGCTATTAAGCGTAGTTGATCGAGTGTTAATGTTGTTAAATTTACTTTCATATTATTATATTTTAGCGCCGTACTCGGCGATTTTTACTATTGTTGCTATTGTTATTAGTATTATAAATTCCATATTATTATTATCTTAATAAGTTCGTATTTATGTTGTAGTAGGTGTGGACTCGAACCACTTGATTGCCATCACTCGGAGTTAACTGGTATTTCACAGAGGGCTACAGCCGCCTTCACTACTATATATACTCGTTCGCATTTTTTATAGTCGCTAAACGTAGTCAACTACGACTTAAGTCACCAGTGCTTAATCAGCACTTCGGCACTGGTTTTTGTTTGACTTACTATACTAACTCTTTGTCACGTAGTATAGTTGGAATATTATTCGTTGCAGTGTAAGACTTGTACTTTGACCAGCAGTTCATTGCTTCGAGTTTGTCTTTCATAATGTCATACACTTTGTCATGATTATACTTTACAGTTTTACCATTTTTGAACATTACATTGATAGTTACATCTTTACCTATTAGTGATTTTCTCACTACAAATCTTTTAGAATTTAGCATAATTATATATTTTAAGTTGTTAGTTATTTATATTATCTTTTTTGTTTCGTATTTACATTGTAAAAGTATATACTTTGTTTAGTTATTATTTTATTGTTGAGTGCTATTGCGCCGCACTTCATTACGTTTAAACGTATTTTTCGTATTTCACTGTGACATTAGGTAGTTAAGTTATATAGAGTAACTGGCTACTGTCACACATAATCTTTACTCTGCGCCCATGATTCACTACTTTAATAAGTGATGCTCGACTTACGGTATTAATTACTTACATTTATATTATCTATTTAAACTCGTATTTATATTGTATTTACTTTTATAATTATTATTTTTATTTTATTATTATTATTTTTATTTTGTTTACATTTATATTATCTAATACACTTCGTAATTACATTGTATAATAAAAAACAAAGTAAATACGAAAATATATGGATAATATATATAGAAAAAGGCGGGGGTGGGGCAAAATATATGGCTTTGTAGCAGGGGGTAGCTGTAGTATAGTGTAGTGTAGCACTCTACTCCAATATTTACAATACGGAAGTAAATATGACTAGTACTATGTAATTATCTTCAATATAGGAAAACGGCAAAGTGTCGTATAATTATTAAACTTTTAAAAATAAAAAAATGGCAGTAATAAAACCAACATTTTCACTCACATCTAATGCATCGACTGCTACTACAGATGCAGGACCATTGAGTATAGCTTTGTCATTATCTGCAACAGACACTTTAACTGTAGATAAGGTACAAGCAGAGACAGTAACAGTAAGTACAACAGAAGCAACATTGTTCGATGGTGACGCAATATCAGGTGGCGATGGTGCTGGAGGTACGGTAGGTAGCTTTGTATATATGAAAAATACTACTGGATCAACTAGAAATATATTTATAGGTATAGTAGCAGACGGTGGTTCTGCAGCTGACTTAACAGCTTCTGGTGATACAGCAAGATTATTCACGTTAAAAGACGGAGAGTTTGCGTTTTTTCCATTTGATTATACAATGGACTTAACAGTTGATGCAGATGGTGCTGGAACATTAGAATATTTCTTATTTGACAGAGGATAATGGCATTTAAGATGAAAGGTTTTAGAGCAAAACGTAGTCCTTTAAAAGTAGAGGACTACGACTCTTTAACAGAAAAAGAAAAAGCTGAACTTTACGAAAAAATAATGGCTGAACAAGCTGAAGAAGATGAAAAAGCCGAAAGACTTAGTGTGCATAGACCTTCAAGAGGTGGTGCATATTAACCAAAAACAATTAATAACCAATAAAAACAAACCGATATGACATACATATACTATAAAAGTAGTAGTTATACTACAGAACCTAAAATTTCAGAGCAACAATTAGCAGAGTGGAAGCACTTAGCTGATAAAAAGAACTGGAGAATTACACAATTACCAAACGGGTTTTACCAAACAGAAGTAAATAAACCTAATAATGAAGATAAATGGGTCGATATTACTCGAAGAGAGACGCTCGAAGGTGCCGAAGCGGCAATAAATGGAAGTGTTGAGCACTTTGAGAAAAAATTAGAGTATACAAAAGGCCCAAAAGTTGTAAAAACGTTTAAATAGATGAATAAAAAAGGAAAAAGAGGATTTAAGATGAAGGGTTTTTGTCCAAAATCCTCTTCTCCTATGCGAAAACTTGGAGATGCAACAAAAGCAGACGGATCTAGTAAAAGTGCTAGAAGAATTGTTGCAGAAAATAGATTACTACAGTTAACAGACTTTCTTAGAAAGCCAAAAGACAGAAGAGGATATCCAATAAGTCAAAGAGGTCAAGAAATAAGAAGAAAAGCTATAGCAAGACAAGAGAAAAAAGAGATGGAAGAGTGGAATAAGAAGAGATTATCTAGTCCTCAAAAACCTATTGGCACACCAGGTGCAGCTCCAATAGTAGCAGAAAGACCTTTTGCAACTACATACAAACCTTTATCACAAGAAGAGCAAAAAATGATAGCTGATGATATAGGTAAAATGGGTAACTTTGGTTATATGGATCCAAGACTTACTCAAGGTTATAATCTAAGTACACCTGATGGAAGAAAAAGATTAAATAAAATAAATGCTTATCATTTCTATATGACTGGTGCTGCTAGAAAAACTCCAGAAGATCAAGCTAAAATGAGAGAAAGATTACATCAAAAACTCTCTGCTATGGAAGATAAGCAAAAAGTTAGTAACTACATGGGTGACATGACATCGTATGATAAATACGGTAGATCAATAGCGGAAAGACAAGATAAATACAGAAAGCAAGTTAGAGATTCTGTTGGTGTAGATCCAAAAACAGGTAGATTAATAGTATCAAAAGTACCATTAACAGAAAAGCAGAGAATGGAAAGAGATTATCCTGAATTAGCAGAGCAAGCTAGAAGAAGAGCAGAGACTGCTAATAGAACAAGAAGGCGTAATGGTAGAAGAAGAAGACGTAGAAGAGTATAATATGGCTTATAAATTAGGTAAAGAACGAAGACAAATACGTAATTCTAATAATACACCTATATTTAGTAAAAAGCTAGATAAAGGTATATTAGGTGAAGCTAACAACGATGGTTCTATATTTGTAGATAAAAGTGTTAAGCCTGGCACTAAAAAATTTAGAAGAGTTGTTGCGCACGAAAAACAGCACATAAAAGACATGAAGTCTGGTAGAGCTGGATATACTGATAAAACTGTTACGTGGGAAGGTAAGACATTTAAGAGAGATGGTAATGGTAATATAAGTGGAAAATTAAATGGTAAACTAGTTGTTGCACCTGAAGGTAGTAAAGTGTGGCCTTGGGAAAAGTCAGCAATTAGAGCAGAAAAAAAGGTTAAATAATTAAAATAAAAAACAATGGCATACAAGCAAAAAGGGTTTAGCCCATTTACAATTAAAGAAGAATCAGCTATGAAAGCTGGACATAAAAAGTCGGTTCCAGTACCTAAAAAAAATGAAACACCTGCACAAGTTGTTGCAAGGTTACAAAGAAAAGAAAAGCAAGGTACTATAACAGCTGCTGAAAAAAGAAAATTAAACAAAATGCAAAATGAAATGGATAAGTTCTACAGTAGTAAGAAAAAAGATCCATTTGGAGATAAATAATTATGGCGTATAAACAAAAAGGCTTTTCTCCGTTTACTATTATAACGAATAAAAAGAAAAAACCAGTTGACGACGATACTGACAGAATGTCTAATAGAGAAAATAGAAGACATGAAAGAAAAGTAGAGAAATACAACAAAGAAAGAGGTAACTATGCTAAAATGCGTGATAACTCTAGATTAATGGATAAGCTAAAAGATCAAGAAATTGATTTAGGAAGAGAACTATCTAAGTTTAATCAAATGACAAAAGATGGAATAACTTTAAATGAAGCAGGAAAAGCTAGATTAAAAGAACTAAAAAGAGAAATTGCTAGCAACAAAAGACTTTTAAAAAATATAAGAAAAGCTAAATAATATAAAACAGAGGTAATAATACCTACAAGCAATTAAATTAAATTAAATTAAATATGGAATACAACTTACCAAGTGATTTGGTTAAGAACCTCGACTTTGGAGGTGACGCCAAAGAAAGAGTAATTAAAGGTGTTAATAAGTTAGCCCAAGCCGTTAAATCCACACTAGGTGCGTCAGGTAAATGTGTTATCTACGAAGACGGACGAGGCAAACCGGTCATAACAAAAGATGGTGTAACCGTTGCAGAAAGCGTAGTCTTGTTAGACTCGGTTGAAAACATGGGTGCAACTTTAATTAAAGAAGCTGCCAGAAATACAGTGCGCGATGCTGGTGACGGCACAACAACTGCTACAGTATTAGCTGAAGCATTAATCAAACAAATAGACGCTGCGGTCGCAGATGGTCTTACAATCAGAGAAATAAAAGATGGAGTAAATAAAACACTAAATGAAGTTATTAGTTATTTAAATGATATAGCTACTGACGTTGAAGGTGATATGTTAAAGTCTGTTAGTGCTATATCTTGCAATAACGATAAAGAGCTAGGTGCTATAATAGCTGAGGCTTATGATAAAGTTGGTAAGCAAGGTGTTGTACTAATGGAAGAAAGCGAGTCAGATGAAACATACGTTGACATTGTAGACGGTGTTAAAGTAGAGTGTGGCCTTACGTCACCTCATTTTGTTACTAACACTGATAAACAAACATGTGAGTTAGATAATCCTTTAGTATTTGTATGTTCATCTGAAATACCTAATATACGTAAAATACAAAGTATACTTGAGTATGTTATTAAAAATAATAGAGCTTTATTAATAGTAGCACCAGTAGCACAGCAAGTTAAAGCCGCACTGCTTATGAATAAAGTAAAAGGTAATATTAAAGTAAACATTATTGATTTACCAGGCTTTGGTCCTACTAAAAAAGATGCTACAGAAGATTTAGCTATACTAACAGGTGCTACACTAATGAACGAAGAGTTAGGTGATGATTTAGATTTAATGAAGCCTGAGCATTTAGGTGAAGCTGAGTTTGCTGTAACAGATGATAAACAAACAGTGCTTACGCTAGAAGACATGACTAAAGACATTGAAAATAGAATAGATGAACTTAGTAATAAGCTAGCTAATGAAGAAAATGGTTTTTTTAAAAAGAAGTTAGAAGAAAGACTAGCTATGTTATCAGGTAGTGTAGGTATAATTAAAGTAGGGGCAAACTCTAAGGTTGAACTTAAAGAGAAGAAAGATCGTGTTGAAGATGCTATATACGCTACAAGAGCCGCATTACAAGAAGGTATTGTACCAGGTGGTGGTGTAGCATTATTAAACGCTAGCCAAAAGATTGTAGCTGATGATGCTGGTAGAGTGTTACTTAATGCGCTATCGTCACCATACGAAACTATATTAGATAACGCTGGTATGAAAGTTGGTAAAGATATGCAAGATGGTTATGGCTGCAATGTTATAACAGGTGGTTTTGTTAATATGATTAATGAAGGTATTATTGATCCAGTGCTTGTAACTAAGTCTGCACTTAAAAATGCTGTAAGTGTTGCGTTAACTATTATGTCAGCTGATTGTGTAATTTCAAATATAAGAGTACAAAATGCAAGCAGTTAACGATTACGTAATAGTTGATATAGTAAAAGAAGGACCAAAGAAAGTTGGTGGCTTTATATTAACTGATGAAACAGACGAAACAAACAGATATAAAAAAGCAAAAATTATATCTGTAGGCAATGATGTTCCTATTGTTAAAAAAGGTGATGTAATATACTATGACGCCGTTGCTGGTCACGATATAGCTTATAATGATACAATGTATCGAGTTATACGCGCTAGGGATATAGTTATAGTAGAATAATTACTATTTAGTAAAAACGTGTAATATCTATTAAAGTAGATTAAACACAAACTATAAACCATAAACAATAAACACAAAATCATAAATTAATTAATAATCATTTAAAAAAATAATAATATGACAAAGTATTTAATTTTCAATGAAGACGCAACTACCGCTAATATTGGTGATGAAGCACATGACGTGTACATGGCTGACGTTAGTAGACTTAGAGGTGTAACTAATGATGCTACTAGTGGTACTGATTTAGTTTTACATTTTAGCAGCTCCGCTGAAGGAGATGCTGACGGTGACGCTAGTTCTAGTGATACTGTTACTCTAACTATTACTGAAAATAAGCACGTTAAAGTTATGAAAGATTTAGCTCAAGCTATTAACCAAGGGCCACATAGCGATGGAGCTATTGTTCTTTTTGATGCTGAAGCTGGAACTTCTTTTTCAAGTGACGTTTCTGCGATAGCAATTGCGGTATCTGCTGCTGATTAATTTTAGCATGCGGCTAACTAGTCACGATTTACGTGATTTACAAATCCTTAAGTATTACAGGCTCGTTAGAAAATGGGCCTGTAAAACTTACGGGTTAACAGACGCTGATCTTGAATTACTAATTTATTTAGACTGCAAAGGAAGATTTACGCGTCAAGAATTTATCGACGGTACTTACACAATGAGTTGGGATAAAAACCGTTGGGAAAAATTAAGGAGGAATGGTTGGATCGAAGCGTGGCGACATAGAAACAGAACAACCATCAAATACTCTGTATTCAAAACCTCCTTTAAGTGTTCGCACTTAATAAGTAGAATATATAGAATACTCTTAGGTGAAGAAGATATACCTACTTCAATAAAGAGTGTATTTTTTAATAACAAATCATACACCGATAAGGTAATGAATAAGTCTATCGATGATATGATAAAAGATAATGAACGATGATAGGAAATGTAATTGGTAGTTTATTCAGTAAAGTAGTTAATAATGCAGAAGGAATACTTGACAAAGTTGTTACAACAGACAAAGAAAGAGCTGAAGCTAAGCTTGCAATCAAGAGCTTACTACTCGAAGCTGAAAAAGAAGCCTTCGCAAAAGAAGTCGAAGACAGAAAGAGCGCTAGAGATATGTACAAAGACGACGCGTTTATTCAAAAAGTACTTGCAACGTTATTTACTGCTGCGTACTTCGGACTAAGTTTTATGATGTTTAAAGTCTTTGTAGTTAAAGAAATAAACTTAGGTGAGTTTGAAATTAGTTTCATCTCAACAATATTCGGTGCTATGAGCGCCAAAGTTAACACAGTTGTCGACTTCTTCTTTGGAGGATCGTCAAAGAAAAATGAACAAATAAATAAAAAATAAAATGAAAAATTTTTTTACAGTAGACGTAATACCTGATATAGTTAATGGTGATGTTTCAAACATAATAGCATCTAATAAAGCCCATATAGATATTGGTATAAATGATATATTATTTGATTGGACAGCGGTAGATATACCTAGAGGAACTAGTGTTTTAAGAACTGTATACGCTTTAGTTAATGGTGAAGATTCTAGTACACACGCTTCTGGTAAGTCTGGTATTAGTCTTTTTTTCGCTAAGTCGACAAATGGTCAAGCGCCTCAGTCTATGGGAACTGTAGGAACTGCTTTTAGCTCTGCTACTGTTGGTGAAAGCGCAAATGGTTATAGAGATAAACTTATAGGTAATTGCTTACTAGATCCTGATGCTCATATATATAATTCAGATTCTTTTGCTTTTGGATTTTCATATAATACAAGTTTAACATTAGGACCTGGTAATACAGGCACAGGATCTGTTGCGGGCTTACCTATTATTATGGATTTTGAACCTGAAAGTGGATCACACGTTGGTTTTGATAAACTTTATGTAATGGGTGTTTTAGATTCTGTTGCAAGAGGTTTTCAAACGGGTGTAATAGTTAATGGTGCTATAACAAGTGATACAGAAGATACTATAGCTGTTGATGGTGTTAAAGCTCATACTATGTTTTCTATTGGTGATACTGTTTATGTGCATGACGTAGATTCTCCTTTAGGTACTGTTAAATCTGTAACAGCTAGTACAATAACATTAAATGCGCCTATAGCTGGTGGAACAGACTTAGCTGATGATGACGAGTTGGTAAATGCTAATCCAATAAGAATAAGACTTGGATTTGAAAGATAAAATAAAAACAAATTAAATTAAATTAAATTATGGCAAAAAAAGAAAAGGTTGTTGATCTTAAACCAAGAGTTGACAAAATATCAAAAGAGCATTTAGATCAATTACTAGATGCGGTAAATAAAATAAATAGTCTTCAATTTAATATAGGTAGATTAGAAACTCAAAAGCATAAGTTGTTACACGAAATAGCTTTAGGCAATGATACTGTTTCTCTGCTACAAGATAAAATGCTGAAAGAATATGGTAGTTACGATATTAACTTGACAGACGGAACTATTAATTGGCCTAAAGATGAAAAATAATATTATAAGAAAAATTACTATAGGTAAAGATTATAAGAACGACTCTATGCATTACTCTGTTAATCAAGAAGTTTATGGTGGTCATAAAATTTGTGATATAATAGAAGAAGAAGATAAGTACTGTGTTTATATTAAAAAAGAAAAAGTTGTTATACCTTGGAAAGACTTTAATAAAAACATGGCTATATCAGTTGAGTATAACTTAGAGTACTAATGGATGGTTATAAAGATTTTATTGTTTCTCCTATTGGCGAGCGTTATAATAATGTTAAGCGAGTCGATAACAAAGAATTAATATTAAACACTGAAATATTTAATCATCAGTATATAAACAGATTAGCAAAAGTTGTATCTATACCACTTTTATATAAAACACCTATAAGTGTTGGTGATGAAGTTATAATACATCATAATGTTTTTAGAAGATGGCACGATGTTAAAGGTAGAGAAAAAAATAGTAGATCTTATTGGAAAGAAGACAAATATATAATATCAAAAGATCAAATATACTTATATAAAAAAGCTAGTTGGTCTGCTATGCCTGGTTATAGTTTTGTAAAACCTATAGTATCAAATGATAAGTTTGTTAAAGAAACAGAAAGATCTCTTATAGGTATTATAAAATATAACGACGGTACTTTTGATATAAATACTTTAGTTGGCTTTACACCTAATAGTGAATATGAATTTGTTATAAACAGTGAAAGATTATATAGAGTTTTAAATAAATTTATTACAATTAAATATGAATATAAAGGAGACGAAAAAGAATATAATCCAAGCTGGGCGCAAAGCCGTTGAAGAACTTATTAAAGTTGCTAAAGAACCTATAGTTGATAGTGATGATGATATATCAGCTGACAGATTAAAAAATGCAGCAGCAACTAAAAAGCTAGCTATATTTGATGCGTTTGAAATACTTAATCGTATACACGAAGAAGAAAATATAATAGAAGGTAAAGTTCAAGAAAAAAAGCAAACAACATTTAAAGGTTTTGCAGAAGGTAGATCAAAATGAAGTACGAGCAAAGTTTATATAAAATAATAGAACCAATACGTATAAACACTATAAAAAGATTAAATAAATCTAAAAAGTGGAAGTATGGTTATAATAAAGAAAACGATGTTGTTGTTATATCAAAGACTGGTATGATAGGTGATGTTGTTGAAATACAAGGTTTAAAAATAGCTTTACCAAAACAACCAAAAGAAATATATTCTTGTAGTAAGATAAAGTCAGAGCAAAAGTGGAAACGATTTACAGACAAGCCTGAGTTTAAAAAAATTAAAACAGTATTTGATTGGCAAGATTATTCTCTTGATTTTAAAGAAGAACACTACGGTTATATAGATGAAGAGTTTAAAAGAAGAGAAGAAGGTTTTTGGTTTATGAACAAAGGTGAACCAACATATATAACAGGCTCTCATTATATGTATTTACAGTGGAGCAAAATAGATGTAGGTGCGCCAGATTTTAGAGAAGCAAATAAACTGTTTTTTATATTCTGGGAAGCTTGTAAAGCAGATGCTAGATGTTATGGTATGTGTTACTTAAAAAATAGACGATCAGGTTTTTCGTTTATGAGTTCTGCTGAAACAGTTAATCTAGCTACACTTGCTAGTGATAGTAGGTTTGGTATATTATCTAAATCAGGTGCTGATGCAAAGAAAATGTTTACAGACAAAGTAGTACCAATAAGTTTAAACTACCCTTTCTTTTTTAAACCTATACAAGATGGTATGGACAGGCCAAAGTCAGAGCTAGCATATAGAGTGCCAGCTAAAAAGTTTACACGTAAAAAAATACGTGAACGTGAAGAGATGGATGATGTTGAAGGTCTTGATACAACTATAGACTGGAAGAATACGGGTGATAATAGTTATGATGGCGAGAAATTAAACTTATTAGTTCACGATGAAAGTGGCAAGTGGGAAAGACCTGATAATATAAAAAATAACTGGAGAGTTACAAAAACTTGTTTACGTTTAGGTAGTAGAGTTGTTGGTAAGTGTATGATGGGTAGTACAAGTAACGCGTTAGATAAAGGAGGTGATAATTTTAAAAACTTGTACAATGATTCAGATGTTACCAAGCGCAACAGAAATGGACAAACTAAGTCGGGATTATATTCTTTGTTTATTCCTATGGAATGGAATTATGAAGGATTCATTGATGAATTCGGACGACCTGTGTTCACTAATCCTGAACAACAAACATTTGATCCACAAGGACTAGAAATAGATTATGGCGTTATAAACCACTGGGAGAACGAAGCTGATGGTTTACGTGATGACCAAGATGCTTTAAATGAATTTTATCGTCAGTTTCCGAGAACTGAAGAGCATGCGTTTAGAGATGAAACTAAAAATAGTATATTTAACTTAATTAAGATATACGAACAAATAGACTACAACGAAGGTAATAGAAACGAGACAACACTAAGTATTGGCAACTTTCAATGGACAAACGGTGTTAAAGATACAAGAGTTGTTTTTAATCCAGATCCAAATGGTAGGTTTAAAATAAGTTGGTTTCCTGATAACAACATGCAAAATAGTGTTATATTAAAAAATGGTGTTAGATATCCAGGCAATGAACACGTTGGTGCTTTTGGTTGTGACTCATACGACATATCAGGTACAGTTGATGGTACTGGATCGAAAGGTGCATTGCATGGTTTAACTAAGTTTTCAATGGAAAATGCACCAGCAAACACTTTCTTTTTAGAATATATAGCTAGACCACAAACAGCTGATATGTTTTTTGAAGACGTGTTAATGGCGTTAGTATTTTATGGTATGCCACTACTTGCAGAAAATAACAAACCAAGATTATTATACTATTTACGAAGAAGGGGTTACAGAGGTTTTAGTATGAACAGACCAGATAAAATATGGAATAAGTTATCAACAACTGAAAAAGAAATAGGTGGAGTACCAAACTCAAGTGAAGATATAAAGCAAGCTCACGCAGCAGCTATTGAAATGTATATTAACGATCATGTAGGTATGTTAGAAGATAATACTTACGGTGGTATGTATTTTAACGAAACACTAAATGACTGGTCTAAGTTTGATATAAATAGAAGAACTAGACATGATGCATCTATAAGTTCTGGTTTAGCTATAATGGCTTGTAACAGACATATGTATAGACCAAATCCTAAAAAAGAAAAAACCGCTTTAAACCTAAATATAGCAAAATATAATAACAAAGGACTATCATCTAGAATTATAAATAAAAAGGTATGATGTATTCGCATATAAACTTTCCGTCACAAGCGGTAAGTGATTTTGAAAAAGTTAGTAATGAATATGGTTTAAAGGTTGCTCAAGCGATAAGATACGAGTGGTTTAACGGACATAACTCAAAGTTTGAACACACTTTAAATACTTTTCATAAATTAAGACTATACGCAAGAGGCGAGCAGTCTGTTCAAAAATATAAAAATGAATTATCTATAAATGGTGATTTATCTTATTTAAACTTAGACTGGAAGCCAGTGCCTATTATACCAAAGTTCGTAGATATCGTTGTAAATGGTATGGCGCAAAGATCATATGAAATAAATTGCTTTTCACAAGATGATTATGGTGTTAGCAAGCGTACTGAATATATGCAGTCTGTATTAAGAGATATAAGATCAAAAGAGTTTAACGATTTAGTTGCTCAACAATTTAATATGAACTTATATGAAAATGATAAAGAAAGCTTACCAGACTCTGAAGAAGAATTAAAACTACATATGCAGCTTAATTATAAACAAGCTGTTGAGTTAGCAGAAGAACAAGCTATAAATGTTTTAATGGAAAATAGTGATTATGACTTAATAAGAAGAAGATGTCTATATGATTTAACAACGTTAGGTATAAGTGCTACAAAAACTACTTTTGATTTTAGTGAAGGTGCTAAAATAAAATATGTTGATCCAGCTAATTTAGTTTATTCACACACTGAGTCTCCATACTTTGATGATTTATATTATGTTGGTGAAGTAAAAGAATTACCGATAAATGAAATTGTAAAAGAGTTTCCAGGACTAACTGAACCAGATATAAAACAAATAGTTGATAAAGGTCAAGATCCACTCAGAAGATCAGCTCATAGAGATAAAAACAAGATACACGTTTTATATTTTAATTTTAAAACACACATGAACGATGTTTATAAATTAAAGAAAACTGCAGCTGGCTTAGAAAAAGTTATTGAAAAAGATGATACGTTTAATCCACCAGAAGATAAAGAAGGAGATTTTAGTAAACTAGAAAGATCTGTTGAAGCTTTATTTGAAGGTGTTTATTTATTAGGTTCTAATAAACTTTTAAGATGGCGTATGATGCCTAATATGATGAGATCAGACTCTGATTTTAGTAAAGTTAAAATGAGTTACCAGATAACAGCGCCTCGTATGTATGAAGGTAGAATAGAGAGTTTAGTAGGTAGAATAACTGGTTTTGCTGATATGATACAGTTAACACATTTAAAGTTACAGCAAGTTATGTCTCGTATGGTACCTGATGGTGTTTACTTAGATGCAGATGGTTTAGCTGAAATAGATTTAGGTAATGGAACAAATTACAATCCACAAGAAGCTTTAAATATGTTCTTCCAAACTGGTAGTGTTATAGGTAGAAGTTTTACATCAGATGGTGATCAAAATCCAGGTAAAGTACCGATACAACAAATAAACAACGGTGTTAATGGAGGTAAGTTACAAGCTCTAATACAAACGTATAATTATTATTTACAAATGATACGTGATGTAACCGGATTAAACGAAGCAAGAGATGCTAGTACTCCAGATCGTAACGCTTTAGTTGGTGTACAAAAGCTAGCAGCTGCTAATTCAAACACAGCAACAAGACACATATTACAGTCAATGTTATTTTTAACTGCTGAAGCTGCGGAGTGTTTATCACTTAGAATATCAGATATAATAGAGTACTCGCCAACGCGTGATGCTTTTATAAGAGCTATAGGTGCTCACAATGTAGCAACACTTACTGAAATGGGTAGTTTACATTTATATGACTTTGGTATATTCATAGAACTAATGCCAGATGAAGAAGAAAAAGCTATACTTGAAAACAATATACAAATGGCATTAAGTCAAAAGTTAATAGACTTAGATGATGCTATAGATATAAGAGATACTAAAAACGTAAAGCTAGCTAATCAACTTTTAAAAATAAAAAGAAGAAAGAAACAAGAGCGTGATCAAATAATGCAACAACAAAACATACAAGCTCAAACACAAGCTACTAATATGGCTGCTCAAGAAGCCGCTAAAATAGAACTTGAAAAAACACAAGCTAAATATGATAATGAAGTTGGATTAGAAAGAACTAAAAACTCTTTACAAATGAGATATTTAGAACACGAAGCTAAAATTAAAAAAGAATTAATGATGTTAGAGTTTAAATTAAATACTGATTTAAAAGGTAAAGAAAAAGAAACTGCTGCTAAGCTAGAATCTCTACGTGAAGATAGAAAAGATGAAAGAGTTGATAGACAAGCTATGCATCAAAAACAAATGATAGATCAAAGAAAAGGGGCTGATTCACTTAATAAATTTGAGTCTTCAGGTAATGATATACTTACAGGAGACGCAAGTCTTGATAGGTTTGGTCTTTAATATTTAATATTTTATAAAATTTTATTATGGCAGAAGAAACAAAGAAAGTCGAAGAGACTAAAAAAGATAATGTAACTAAGGTTAAAATAAAAAAACCTGAAGACAATATAACAAAAGTTAATATAGACAAACCACCTGTTAAACAAGAAGAGGTTAAGCAAGAAGAAGAAGTTATTGTTGTTAATGAAGAACCTAAAAAAGAAGAAAAAGTCGAAACACCTGAAGAAGTGCAACCTGTTGTTCAAGAAGTAACTGAAGAAGAAGTTGTTGAAGCTGAAGAAAAAATTGAAGAAGCTATAGAAGAAGCTGTAGCAACAGGTAAACCACTACCAGAAAATATACAAAAAGTCGTAGATTTTATGGAAGAAACTGGTGGTGATTTAGTTGACTATGTTAATTTAAATAAAGATATAGATAAAATGGACGATGCTGATGTTCTTGATGAATATTATAGAACTACAAAGTCTCATTTATCACCAGAAGAAAGAAACTTTATATTAGAAGAGAAATTTAGTTATGATGAAGAAACTGAAGATCCAAAAGATATAAAGAGAAAAAAGATAGCCCTTAAAGAGCAAGTTGCCGAGGCTAGAGCCCACTTAGACAGGCAAAAGTCTAAATACTATAAAGAAATTAAAGCTGGTAGCAGGCTCACTGGTGAGCAGCAAAAGGCTATTGATTTTTTTAATAGATACAATAAAGATTCTGAAAAGCAAAAGAAGTTAACTGAAAAAAGCAAAAGAACATTTTTAAATAAAACTAAAACTCTTTTCAACGAAAATTTCAAAGGTTTTGATTATAAAGTTGGAGATAAAAAATTTAGATTTAATGTTAAAGATGTTGATAAAGTAAGAGAAACACAGAGTAACTTAGATAATTTTATCAACAAGTTTGTTGGTGAAGATAAAACCACTATCGAAGATGCTGCTGGTTATCATAAGTCTTTATACACTGCTATGAACGCTGATAATATTGCTAAGCATTTTTATGAGCAAGGAAGAGCAGATGCTATAAAAGAAAAAATTGCTAAAGATAAAAACATTGATTTAAGTCCAAGAACAACACATGGTGAAACAAATGTTGATGGTATTAAATTTAAAGTTTTAGGACAATCAACTTCTGAAATGAAAAACAGATCTTTTAAAATTAGAAAACGAAAATAATTAATAATTTAAAAAGAATATATTATGGCAATTACTGCAGGAGGTAGTTTGAATAGTGTACCTGCTCCAAAGCAGCAAACACTATCTACAAATTACTTAGATTTTACGGGCACTACGGATGTAACGTGGGCTCAACAATACCTGCCTGACTTAATGGAGCAAGAAGCAGAAGTTTTCGGTCCACGAACAATTTCTGGTTTTTTATCTCAAGTTGGTGCAGAAGAGTCTATGACTTCAGATCAAGTTGTTTGGTCAGAACAAGGTAGACTACATTTATCTTACAAAGGTAATATAGACACGAATGACAAAGTTACAATTCAATGTGATATTGATGAAAACAGTTTTCACGCTGATGGTATCTTACAAGGACACGGTATTAGATTAAATGACACTGTTATTGTTTCTAATTCAACTGGTGTTTACAAAGGTGTTGTTACAGCATTAGCTGACGGTTCTGGTCCAACTGGACAAAACTCAGATGTTACTATAAAAACTTATGATGGAACAACGATTCCAACATCTGGAGCTACTACTAACAAAGGAACTATTGTTTTAGTTTATGGTTCTGAGTTTGCTAAAGGAACTGGTTACAACGCTGCTGGAGCTACAACTGTTGATGCAAGAGGAGCTAACGAACCTGTGTTTAAAACTTTTACTAACAAACCAATTATAATGAAAGATTACTACGAAGTATCAGGATCTGATGTTTCTAGAATCGGTTGGGTAGAAGTTTCAAACGAAATGGGTGAGTCTGGTTACTTATGGTATTTAAAAGCTGAAGCTGATACAAGAGCTCGTTTCACTGATTACATTGAAATGTCAATGTTAGAATCTGAAATAAATAAAGCGGATGATCCAGCTTCAGGAGTAGATGACTTCCTTTATGGTGCTGATGGAACAAACTCTGTTGGTACTGAAGGTTTATTTGCTGCTATAGAATCAAGAGGTAACGTTACTTCTGGTGTTAATGGTGTTAATCCAGCTACTGATTTAGCTGAGTTTGATGCTATATTAGCTGAGTTTGACAAACAAGGTGCTATTGAAGAATACATGATGTTTGTAAACAGAGCTACTAGTTTAGCAGTTGATGATATGCTTGCTTCAATGAACTCTTATGGAGCTGGAGGTACTTCTTACGGAGTATTTGACAACGACGAAGATATGGCATTAAATTTAGGTTTCTCAGGTTTCCGAAGAGGTTCTTACGACTTCTACAAGTCTGACTTTAGATACTTAAATGATTTAGCTACAAGAGGTGGTATTAATTCACTCGCTGGTGCAAGTGCTATCAGAGGTGTTATGATTCCAGCTGGTATGTCTTCTGTTTACGACCAAGTTGTTGGACAAAGCATAAAAAGACCTTTCTTACACGTAAGGTTTAGAGCTTCACAAACTGATGACCGAAGAATGAAAACTTGGGTTACTGGTTCTGTTGGTTCTGCTACGTCTGCACTTGATGCAATGCAGATTCACTTTTTAACTGAAAGATGTTTAGTAACACAAGGTGCTAATAACTTTATGTTAATGAAGTAAATCATTTATTATAGGGGCAGCTAAGTGCTGCCTCTATTTTTTTATTAATTTTTATTATATTATATTATGGCAAAGAAAAAAGAAGTAACTAAGGTTGAAGAACCTATAGTTGAAGAAACAGTTGTTGTACAAGAACAACCTAAGGTTAAAGTTCCTAAAACAAAAACTGAAACAAAAGATACTTGGGAAATAAAAGATAGAGTTTATTATCTAAAAGGAAATAACAAACCTTTATCTTATTCTATTAGAGCATCAAATTTATTTTGGTTTGATGAAGAAAAAGGTTATGAAAGAGAAATAAAATACTGTCAAAACCAAAGAACAGTTTTCGTTGATGAAATGAAAGGCGAACAAAGACTAGAGCATATTGTTTTTAGAACAGGTGCTTTATTTGTTCCAAGAACTCAAACTACTTTACAAAAATTTTTATCATTATATCACCCTCATAGAGATAAGATATATTATGAGCACGATCCAGTTGAAGTTGCTAAAGATGAATTAGACTGGTTAGAGTATGAAGTTGAAGCTTTGTCTATAGCTAAAGATTTAGATATAGATACTGCAGAAGCTATAATGCGTGTAGAAAAAGGTTCTGATGTATCTAACTTAAGTTCTAAAGAATTAAAAAGAGATTTACTTATATTTGCTAAACAAAATCCTCAATTATTTATAGAACTTGTAAGTGACGATAATGTTCAACTTAGAAATTTTGGTATTAAAGCTGTTGAAGCTAACATAATAAGATTATCAAATGATCAAAGGCATTTTGTTTGGTCGTCAACTGATAGAAAAATTATGACAGTTCCTTTTGATGAACATCCATATACAGCTTTAGCTCATTGGTTTAAAACTGATGAAGGTATGGAGATATATCAAAATATAGAAAAAAGGTTTAATTAATATTAATTAACTAGTTTAAATAGCCACTCATTACGGGTGGCTATTTTTATTTGTAGGCTAACCTTCCGCTTTATTATGTAACTATATTATTATGAAATCAAAAGGATTAGGTGACGATATAGAAAAGTTTACAAAGGCTACTGGTTTAAAATCTTTAACACAAATAGCTATGGAAGTTATAGGTAAAAAAGATTGTGGGTGCAATGATAGAAAAGAGTGGCTTAATAATAAGTTTCCATATAACAATAAATAGTAATGGCAGTAAGTATAGATACAGTATATCAAAAAGTTTTAGCTTTAGCAAATAAAGAACAAAGAGGTTATATAACTCCTCAAGAGTTTTCTTTGTTAGCTGATAAAGCTCAAAGAGAAATATATGATAGTTATTTTCACGATGTTAAAACAGCGTATAACAAATCAAGTAACAACTCTAAGTATAGCGATGAGTTAGAAATGTTAGATAATAAATTACAACCATTTTTAACTAGTGAATTATCAAATATATCTGCAGACAACTCTTTATCTACTATACCAACTAACCAATATATGTTAAAATCTATTACAATAAAAGCAACAGATAGTTCTCAAACAGACTCTCAAGGTTATGGTCCTGAAGCTACTCTTCATGAAGTTGATAGAAGAGATATTGTAAATATAAATGGTAATTCTTTACTAGCGCCAACAGGTTCTAGACCTTTATATGTTAGAAGTTCTACTTCAATACAAATTTTTCCAACACCTACAATAGCTACTACAGTAACATATAATTACTATGTTCAACCAACAACACCTAGGTGGGGTTATGTAGTTGTAAATGGTAGAGCACTACATAATAACAGCTCGACATATACTACAGATTTTATGCTACATATTTCAGAAGAAGAAAATTTAGTTATGAGAATACTTCAACTATCTGGTGTTGTTTTACAAAAACCAGGTTTAGTAGAAGTAGCTATGACTGATAGAGCTCAAACAAAACAATCACAAAATGATTAACTATGGGATTATTAACTCAAAATCAAGAACAATATTACGACGCTAGTAACTCCGCTAATTACGGTGATTACCAGTTTGTAACATTAGAAAATATAATAAAAGCCTTTATGGTAATTCATGTTGGTGAAGGTAAAATAATATCTAAAGTTAGTAGAACTGATGTTCAGTTTCATGGTATGAGAGCTATACAAGAATTATCATACGATGTTTTTAGATGTTTTAAACAACAAGAAATAAAAGTACCATCAAATTTAAAAATGATACTACCTCAAGATTATGTTAATTATGTTTCTATATCTTGCGTTGGATCTGATGGTATTAAAAAGAACTTATATCCTACAGGTAAAACAGCTAATCCGTTTGCTATACAACAAGATGATAGTGGTAATTATCAGTTTCAAAATAACAACTTAATTGAAACTACTAGTACAACTTCAACTAATTATAATTCTGCTTCTGACTATGTTAATACAGATGCAAAAGACGCTTATGATATAGAGCTTGATTTTCAAGGTAGAAGATACGGTTTAGATCCGCAATATGCTACACAGCACGGCACATTTTATATAGATTATTTAAGAGGCTTTATACATTTTAGTTCTGGATTAGGTGGTCAAACAATAGTTTTAAAATATGTTAGTGATGGACTAGGTACTGATGCTGAAATGGTAGTACATAAGTTTTGTGAAGAAGCTGTATATAAACATATAATGTATGGTGTGTTATCAACAAGAAGTAACATACCTGAATACATAGTTCAAAGATATAAAAAAGAAAGGTTTGCTGAAACTAGAAAAGCAAAAATAAGATTGTCAAATATTAAAATAGAAGAATTTACACAAGTACTGAAAGGTATGAGTAAACAAATAAAATAATTATGGCAGAAATTAAACGTAGTTTCGCTGGTGCTAGGATGAACAAAGATGTTGATGAAAGACTAATACCAAACGGAGAATATAGAGATGCTCAAAACGTAAAGATTAGAAATACTGATAGCGTTGGTAATGACGGTGTTGGTGATGCTGGTACTGTACAAAATATTAAAGGTAATCTTGAGCTAACTCAAAGTCAAGTACTCTCTGAAACTTATTCAACTAGCATACCATTTGGTAATGGTTCTGAACCTAAAGTAGTTGGATCTATATCTAATGAAAAAAATAATAAAGCATATTTCTTTGTAGCATCTCCAAATATACTTAGCTTTATATTTCCTGTCGCATCAATTAATTCTAAAAAAATTTTAGCAGACTCTATTATAGAAGTTGATACAGTTGATAGTGCTTCTACACCTACAACAAAATTAGTTGTTGTTGATAAATATGGTGTTGTAGATACTAGAGCTAATGTTTTTGCTAATCCAAATCAAGTAACTACTTTTCAAACTTTTACAGCTGTAGACGCTAGTGACTATAGGGTAGGTATGAAAATTGTAGCTTTTAGTAGTGGTAGTAGTTTTGAAATATTTAGATCTACTATACAAAATATAGTTGATAATGAAATAACTTTATATGATGAAGTAAGTTTTAATAACTTTAATGACATATCAGCTGTTGGTATATTTTTTGAAAGTGATGATAGGGTTTTAAATTTTGATCTAGATGTTAAAATAAATGCAATAAATATTATTGACGATTTATTATTTTTTACAGACGGTGTTAATGAGCCTAAAAAAATAAATATAAAAAAGTGTATTGAAGGAACAGCACAAGACGGTAGTGCGCATACTCAATTAAAACTTTCAGATCCTAAAGATAAAGATTTATTATTAGATTATTCTGGAACTGTAAATGATAATGCTTTAGAAATATCATTATCACCAGCTGTTAACAATGATTTAAAAATAGACCATGTAACTGTTATTAAGAAAGCTCCTAGAGTTGCTCCAACATTAGAGATGAAAGATACTGATAGAGATGGTGAAACTACAGCGTTTGGATTAGAATATGATTTTGTAGGTGTAGCTGATTTAGCTGGTATTACTTTTGAAAACGGTTATGAATTTACAATAACAAGTAGTTTAATTCAAGGAGCTAATGCACCTAATTGGTTACCTAATGATATATTAATATTTAATGAGCAAAGCGATCAATCAGCGTCTATAGTAAAAGCTAGTATAAATAATTTTGACGACACAACTGGCACACTAGAATTAACACTAATTTCATTTAGCTCTGAAATAATAGCGGCTAATAGTGATATAGCTGGATCTGGTGTTTGGGATGTTGATATACAACAAAAAGACCCTCTGTTTGAACTTAAAATGGTTAGGTTTGGTTGTAGATATAAATACGATGATGGTGAATGTTCTAGCTTTGGTCCTTGGTCTGAAATAGCTTTTTTACCTGGTAAGTTTAAATATAATCATAAAAAAGGTTTTAACTTAGGTATGGTTAATAATCTTAGAAGTTTAAAAATAAAAGACTTTATACCATATCAAAGATCAAGAGATGCTAACATTGTTGCGGTTGATATACTGTATAAACCTACAGACTCACCTGTTTGCTATATTGTAAAAACAATAAAAAGAGGTATAGATCCAGAGTGGACCAACTATACAACATCTTCAGACCTAATTCAACCACCATCTAATTGGTTGTTTGGTGAATTAGTTATAACATCGGAAATGATATACAAAGCTGTTGACGCTAATCAACTATTAAGATCTTGGGACAATGTACCTAGAAGAGCGTTAGCTCAAGAAATAGCAGCTAATAGACTTATGTTTTCAAACTATGTTCAAGGTTATAATATAAATAGCGTTGTAGGTTTATTAACTAGTCATAACTTTGACAACACAGCTACTATTGATGCTCCTAAAAAATCTGTTAAAACAAAACGAAACTATAAGTTTGGTATGGTATTTGGTGATAAGTATGGTAGAGAAACACCAGTAATAGCAAATGGATTTTTACAAGGTAGCACTGTTAATAATCCTACACTTTTAGGTGGTGATTTAACTGTTGAAAAGCAGTTTGCTGCTATGAGAAACTATTTTGAATTAACACAAAATTGGAACTCAGTTGAAGCAGACGGCGTTCCAGAAGAGTGGATGGAATATGTAAAGTATTACGTTAAAGAAACATCTAACGAATACTATAACTTAGTAATGGATAGATGGTATAACGCTGAAGATGGTAATGCTTGGATATCTTTTAACTCAGCTGATAGAAATAAAGTTGATGAAGAAACTTATTTAATACTTAAAAAAGAACACAACTCTGATAGAGCTGTACTTGAAAAAGCTAGATATAAAATTATAGCAATATCTAATGAAGCGCCTAATGATATAAAAACAGAAGACAGAGATATGGGTGGCTTAACATTAACAGCCACCGAGTTTCCTAGTATGTTTTCTGATACTGTTGGTTTAAATCCTGATAACACTGCTCCTAATCTATTAATGACAGGTCAAGAACTTGTGATAGATAAAGAAGTTTGGGGTGATTATTTAAAACAATATGCACCAAAAGGTGATTTAAAAATAGGTATTGTAGGTGAAGTTGCTGGTACAAAATTAACTAGTAGAGTATTTAGAACTGTAACATACTATAGTGGTGGTGAAGATCAAGATGGTGTTATAAGATGGAACAAGCCTTTTGGTGAAGCAGCTGATATGCTTGATAGATTTACTAATCTTGGTATAACTGTTTCTGGTTTAGAATATTCTATAGTATTTAAAGAAAGTGTTGTAACATTAAACAAACCAGAGTTTGATGGTAAGTTTTTTGTTAAAATAGAAAAAGACGAAGCTTTACAAACTAAAGTTTTAAAATTAGCTGGTAAATCAGCTGATTATGATAATATAAGAAGTTTTACATTATCATATATAGATAGTCAAGGAACAAATCCCGGTGTAGAGTGGACTTATGAAGATGAAAATGGTAACACCACATCATCTAATAGACATAATTACACTTTCTTAGATGGCTCAGGTGTGCCAGCAATACAAAACGATACTGACACTGGTTTTAGTGAATTAAATGTTTTAGGTAAAAATATTTACAATGCTAATGTTGCTGGTTGGGGTAGTAACGTTGATAACGCGCCTGGTACAACCGCTGAAACACAAGCTAAATTTATGGCTTTAGGTTGCGATCATAAATCAGAAGACGGTAGTCAATCTAATAATGCTATTGATAATTTAGCATTTAATCCTAGTAATAATGCTATAAACTGGGCTAGAAAAACTTTTAACTTTTGGCAACACATTAGAGAGTCTGAAAGTGTTTTACAAGCTAGGATGTTTATTGACGGTTGTAGAGGTAAGTTTTTAAAATATACAGGACCTAATCAAGCTGGTGAAAATTTTGGTAATAATAACGATGGTACGCAAGATGGTCAAATACTTAGAAGTCCGGATTATTATAAACCTACTGGACTAGACGCTGGTGTTCAATCAGGTGATAACTTTTTACCAACACAGTCTGGTCATTTAGGTAGAATAGTTATATCAGCTCATACCGTTGATGGTCCTAACAATGGTAATGGTGATAGTCTTTGGGGTTTTGCTGCAGGTGATGAAGCGTTTTTTAGAGATGAAATGATAAAAGATGGAACTCTATTTAGATTTAACTCAGATCCAACACAAAGCGTTTATCAAGTAGTGGGAGATCACGATGTTTTAGAAATAACCAATTCCGCTAATCACAGTAAATTATCAGATCAATATGGTTCTTCTAATGATAATGTTTCAGGTTCAGGTGGTGAAGGTCAACCTGGTTTGAGTCTCGATGACTTTTTACTTGATACTGGTAGCGGTGGATATCAAGCAGGTGGACCATTAGAAGACTTTAACGATTACTCAGGTTTATTTATAGGTGGTGTTGGTAATTCTACAAATAACAGTGGTATACAGCTTTTAGATTCTAGCAATACATGTGAAAGATGTGGTAATGATAATGGTGAATTTTTTTGGGGTCGTAGAGAAAGTATTAGAGTTGAGTTTAGAAAACTAGATACACAAAATGGCTTATTAGCAGGAGATGGTGATCAAGGTATAGATACTACAGTGTTTGATCCAAGATCAACGGTTTGTCATGACGGTAGAGAAGCTATAATAATTAGTTTAGTTGAAGCAAGTATTGCTGGTGGAGAAGCTTCACCAACTACTAATGCTGCTTGTTTTGAAACAGAACCAAAAGAAGATGTAGGTTTAGATATATACTACGAAGCTTCTAATGCTATACCAATGAACTTAACAAAAACTAATACACCTTATTTTGCGCCTTACAAATCAAAAGTTACTTCTAAAAATAGTAATTTAGAAACTTTAACGTTAAATAGTTTTAGAACAGACCATCACGTTTCTCATATAGGTTATACAGATGAAAAAGTTATTATAGCTGTAAAATCAACTCTTGTTTCTTCAGGAGAAATAAGCTTACATTCAGTTTTAAATCTTGATGGAACGTTTGAATTTGCAATAGGTACTTTTATGGTGTTTGAGCATAGTAACGGAACAAAAACAATGGCTAGAATAACTGGTTTTGCAACACCACTAGACGCGTCAGAAATAGATTACGGTGAAACAGTTTTTACTGTTGACAGCTCTTCTACGGCAATAACAACTGGGTATTATGAAATACAAACAGATGTGTATAAAAATAAAGTAGAATTACCTTGGTTTAACTGTTATTCATTTGGTAATGGTGTTGAGTCTGATAGAATACGTGATGACTTCAATGCACCACAATTAGACAATGGTGTTAAAGTATCTGCAACATTTTTAGAGTACGGTGAAGAAGAAAAGGGCAGTACTATAATATATTCAGGTATATATAATTCTATATCTGGAACAAATAGATTAAATGAGTTTAATCAAGCAGAAAAAATAACTAAAGATTTAAATCCTAGATTTGGTTCTATACAAGCTTTAAAAGCTAGAGATACAGATATTGTAGCATTTACAGAAGATAAAGTACTTAAAATAACTACTCAAAAAGATGCGTTATTTAATGCTGATGGTAACGCGCAACTACTAGCTTCAAATAGAGTTTTAGGTACAGCTATACCTTTTGGTGGTGATTATGGTATATCAAAAAATCCAGAGTCTTTAGCTGTTGATGAATATAGAATGTATTTTACAGACAAACAAAGAGGTGCTGTAATGAGATTATCTCAAAATGGTTTAACACCTATATCAAGTGTAGGTATGAAAACGTATTTTAGAGACAATTTAAGCGACTCTAAGGAGCTTTTAGGAACTTATGATACTGTTAACAGCGAATACAACTTAACTATCAAGAGAAAAGATAATAGTGTAAATACAGATACAACTGTTTCTTTTAACGAAGGTTCAAAAGGTTGGACTAGTTTTAAATCGTTTATACCAGAAGAAGGAGCTTCTGTTTCTGGTAAATATTTTACAGCATACGATGGTAAGGTTTATGTACATCATAGCGATGTTGTTGATAGAAATACTTTTTATGGTACATACTATGAGTCTAGTTTAAACATGATATTTAATGATTTACCTGGTTCTGTAAAAACTTTTCAAGCTGTAAATTATGAAGGTTCTCAAGCTAGAGTAACTCAATTTACAAGTTCTACTAATCAATACTTTCAACCTGATGGTAGCGCTTTTGATATAACAGGTGATGGAGAATATTATAATTTAGATGCTAAAGATGGTTGGTATGTAAATGAAATATTAACAGATCAATCGTTAAAAGAGTCTACTGATCAACAACCTTTAATTGAGTTTAAAGATAAAGAAGGTAAATGGTATAATAGAATAGATGGTGGCGAAAGAAGTACTATTACTAACGAAGATTTAAATGAATTTAGTGTTCAAGGTTTAGGAACTGCTACAGTTGTAAGTAATTTAACAGAAGCTGCTATAACAGCTGGTACTGTTTCGGATATAAGCATGACTGTAACTAGCGATTTTATTGATGATCCAACAAACACAACAGATTAATTATTATTTTATATGTCTTACGTAAATACACAAGGATTAAATTATCAAGTAACAGCACTTACTGTAACAGTGAGGCCTGGTCAAACTATATCAACTACTGTTAGCGCTCCATATTTAATAGCAGCAGATATTTCTCCTAATAACCCATCTACTCATGAAGTTAAATATAATTATTTCAGCATAAGTGGTGCGACAGGCGTGTATTCAAGTGGCACTGTATCATCTGGTACATATGCTGGAAACACGATTAATACAAACACTTTTACTAAAGGTGAAACAGGTGTTATATTACCAGAAATGGTTACTAAAGTAGCGTTTACAGATCTTGGAATACCTGGTAACTTAAATATGGAAGTTACTTTAGATCCAGATTTTGTAGTACCAATTGATGCTGCTAGTCCATTTATAATAACGCTAGATATTGATGGTGATGCTCAACCTATAGGAGATAGCACAGTAGCAGCAACAGGTGCGCCTGCTAATTTTGATTTAACAGTAGAATTAGACTCTAATTCAAATTGTCAAGTTTTTGCGTTTAGACCTAGTGATGTATCTCAATTTAATTTTTTTAATACTGCTAGTTGGCGATGGGATCTTGCTAGTACTAATGTTAACGTAGAACCATACACGTCAGCTACTTTTACCTGGAAACCTGGTGTTCAAACTGTAACTTCATCACCTATATTTGGTTCAGGTGCTATAAATGGAGATAATTCAACTAGTCACGCTTGGTTTTATATAGTGCCTAAACCTGGTTTTACTTTATCAAGGCATAATCTTTCTATACAACCAGTAGCAAGTAGTGGTAATGTTTATGATTTGCCAGGGGTTGCTAATGATTTAGCTAGTGCACCCTCAACAGAAAACTCATCTGTTACACTAACATCTCAAGGTTATCTTTTTAACATTAGTCAATTGTTAGGTACTAATGGTTACGGTGTTAGTCAAGCTTATCAACAACAAAACATACAAAATGGTATAATACAAAATTTAAACGGAACTTTTGCTTATACAGGTTATATAAATAGAAATGTAATATCCACTAGTAATACTACTTTAGTTTCTACTAATATAAACTATAATGATATTGTTAATGGTTCTACAATAACGCCATACGGCACTCATCAAATACTTTTAGTTGATACTGGTGGCGCTTCAGACGTATTTCCATTTAATATAGATGCTACTGGCTTTTCAAGTGGTACACCACCTAGTAATTTGGCTACAGGAGATTTTAATGGCAATGGAGTTTTAGTTATACTAAATGGTTTTTATAACTATGTTCCAGGTAACGATCCTGCTGATTTAAAAATACAAATAAACGGCTCGGCTATGGTTGATGATGGATTAACTAGTCAAGAGTTTAACTTTAATATAGATGATGAATAATGGCTACTACAGAAACTAAAACACTTAAAAATGGAAACAATATGGAAGTTACTAGTATTATTGGTACACTTTCTGTTGAAACTATAAATTCTGGTTTTGAAAATGAATTTTTTAAGTTTAGATTTTCAGGTAGAACAATTATAAATAAACCAACAAAGGTTGGTACTATTAAAATAACACCTGGTACTGGTAACGCTCTAACAAAACCTAATTTTCAAAAGTCAACAACAGGTGTTAATAGTACTGTTAAATTAAATTTAATTGATACAACAGTAAATTCTACTACTAGAAACGTAGAGTCTTATTTATATGACGTTATTTATACAGCTAAAGAAAATGTTAAAGAGTTTGATGGATTAGGTTTTAAACTTGAAAATAGTTCGTTTACTATACCTGAAAGTCCTAGTGTTATAAATAGCATTACTTATGGTAAAGATGCTATAGATATTAATGGTGAAAATAAAAAAATAATAGTTAGAGGTACACCTGGTGTTGTTGTTGATTTTAGTATAACAAAATTATTAGACTCAGTAGACTCTAATGGTAATATAGTTAACTCACAGCATGTTGCTTTTGGTAACTTTGGTGATCTTAGTGTTGAACTAGCTGATGGTAGTAAGACTGGAGGTAAATCTGTTACAATACCTTCAACTGGTTTTGTTTCGTTTAACGTTAGGTTTCCTAGAGTTTCATCAAAAACTAGATATTCACTAAACGTAAACGATTATACAACTAAATTTTCAACAAATTTTAAAAATCAAGTTGAAGCTAAAACAGGTGGTTTTAATGTTAGTGATTTAGGTTCTACTATAGCTAGTAAAATACTTACACAAAACGTTCATCCAACTTTAACACTTAGAGCAACAACTGGTGAAAGTGCTGGTAATGTTAATTTAAGTGTAAATGGTGGTGCTGTTCAAACTTTTAATAGTGGAGCTAATGTTGATAAAACTTACAAAGGTAAGTTTAATAGTAGTGATGGAACTTTTAATAATAGAGACGGTACTTTTTTTAAAGTAAAATATGTGATGACAGCTTTAAGTGGTGCTTTTTCAGCTAAATCAGGTAGTGGTGGAGCTGTATCATTTACTAATAGCTTAGGTGAAACAGAATCAACAGAAAACACTTTTGGCGCACCTGTATGGAGTAATGAAGATCAGTCACTTTCTGATTGGACAAACTCTAATTTTAAAAAAAATGGAGGAACTAATATAAGTATAACTAGAATAGATCAAGCCGTAAGTACAGTATCTAGTAGCAACGACACATTAACTTTGCAGTTTAAAGTTTATATAACAAGTTGGGGTACACAAGATGTTACTATGGCTTTAAAATTTGATAATTTAATAACAAGATCATAATATGGCACAAATATCAATAACACTACCAACACCTCTAAACGTTTCTTTGCAAGCTGGTGATATAGTTTACTATATAGAATTAGCTTCTAGTGCTGTTGGTGGTTTTCAAGTTAATCAAGGAACAGCTGCACCTATAGAAATAGGACCAGTAGTATCTATAACAAATGGCGTTATTGTTGTTGAAAACGAAACAACAAATCAAGAACCAAGTGTTGGTGATTTTATATTGTTTGGTAAGAATAGAAGAGTAAACGAAGCATCGCTTGTAGGTTATTTTGCAGAATTTGAGTTTAAAAATAATTCTAAAACAAAAGCAGAGTTGTTTTCAACTGGCTGTCAAATACAAGAAAGTAGTAAATAAGTTGCAAAAAATGTAACTATATTAAAGAATAAAGTAAAAAATTATGGCATATAAACAAAGATCTCCAAATAAATTTATAGGTAAAGCTTTGCGTAAAGCTAGAAAAGGCGTTATGGGCGCTTCTACTAGACTATTTGGTGCTGGTCAAGGTGATAACACGTCTGACACAGGAGCTATAGCACCAGGCATGGGTATGTTACAAGGTGTTTCTGGTATGGGCCCGATGAATAAAAAAACTGGATATACGCCATACAAAACAATTAGTCCAATGAAAACAAATGCTATACTTGTTCGCGGTGCTTACGATGCTGCATCAGGTAAGGGTACTAGAAAATATGGACAAATAGCCAAGTCAAGAGCTTTTGCTGATATGGTTGATAGTGTTGAAAGAACAACAAATAGATCGTCTAGAGTTCAACTGTCAAAAGCTAGAAGAAGAAGTAAAAGAACAGTTAGGTCAAACGATAAGTTTGAAAACTTTAGAGAAAGATACGAAAGAAGAAGACAGAGAAGACAAAGATTTAGAGATATATTTAGAGGTAAAAAAAGAAAAGCTATAGATTATTCTGGATATCAAGATCAATATGCTCAACAACCTACCGGTCAAAGGTACGATGCTGGTGGTTTAACTTATTAAATTATTTATTATGTCGTTAATGTTAGGTTTAGGTTTAAGTGTTGCTGGTACAGCTCTTGGTGCTATTAGCGCTCATAAACAGCAAAAGAAAGCTGAGCGTAGAGCTGCTAGAGCTAATCAAGAAATGAAAGCATTGAAAGATGAGTATTCTCAATTAGATACATCTAATCCATATGCTGACATGGAGAATACAATGGAAGACTTAACTATAAATAAAAGACAGTTTGAGTTAGAAAGTCAGCAGTTTCAAGAGAGTCAAGCAAACATACTAAGTGGTATAAGAGACTCTGCTGGTAGCTCAGGTATAGCGGCAGTAGCACAAGCTTTGTCAAATCAAGGTAAACTAGCTGCTCAACAGTCTTCGTCTTCAATAGGTTTTCAAGAACGTGAAAATCAAATGAAAGAAAGAAACATGGCTGCTAATTTGCAGAATATGGAAAGACAAGGTGAGCTTTGGTCTAGAAACGCAGAAAGAGACAAAGTGGGCACGTTATTAGGTATGTCACAGCAAGAAGTTGCAGCATATAGAGAACAAGCTGCAGCAGCACAACAAGCTAAATGGGACTCTATAGCTAGTGGAGTTGACTCACTAGGTAATATGCTAGTACAACCACCGGGGCCATCTGCTGGTACATCACCACCACCTATTGAAAGTGAACCTGGAAACGAAAGACCACCTGGAAAATATTTTTTAGGCATGAAAGTAGGTGAAGTTGAATATCCACCACCATGTAATGGTTTGACATAAAAATTTAATTATGATAGAAAAATATAATATAACAGACAGACCAGATGAAGAATCATCTTTGTTTACAAAAAGGCAAAGAATAAGTCAAGCTGTACAAAAGTCGTTAGATAATGATGGTGAATTACCAGCTGAAGAATATGTAAATATATTTAATACATTAGTTGAAAAAAGAGAAAGATTTATAAATGGTAATGAGGTTGAAAGAGGTTTAGTTAAAAGAGAAACTAATCAATTAAAAGAAGCTATCGTTAATTATAGAAGTTTTAGACAAGATTTAGCTGCTGCACATAGCACTGGATCACTTATGAGCACGTGGCAAGACGGTGAACAAGGCGAAGCTGTTATGAACTTACTAGATGACGAGCCTAGATTAGTTCAAAAAAGATGTCCTGAAAATGTGCCAAACTGTCCTGACAAAGATCAAATAGGTGTCGTTATGCCAGATTATAAAATGGTTTTTGATGCTAGAAAAAGACTAGCTGAAATAGAGGCTAATAAAGCTGATTTATCAAAAGACCCAGCATATGAAGATACTGTTAAAGGTTTACAAGAAATAATAGATAATAAAGGTGCTAGATGGACTGACTTATCTAATCTTAAAAAAATGATAAAACTAAAAGACGAAGAAAGTCAAGATGTTTTAACTAAGATGGGCAATAATTATCTTAGAACATCGTCAAATGCTAACGCTGCTGAAAATCCAGTGTTTAACGAGCTAGCAGCAAGAAGACAAGTTGAGTCAACGTTAGTTGGTAGATCTAGTAATTTACAGTCACTAGCATATGATGAGATGATACCAGGTAGAACGTTTTTTAATGACGTACAACAAAAAATAAAAATGCAAGCTAACGTTACAGATGAGCAAGCTGAAAGAACAGCTATGTTTATGATAAACGATCCTGCATATGAAAAAGAGTTCAGAGCCGAACTCACTGATTATTATACAGGTTTTTTAAGAAAACAACACAATATAGGTGTACTAAACAGAAAAAATATAGCGCAAACTGAAGATAAAAAAGCACCAATTAAATATAAAAAAGGTGTTATATCTGCAGCTTTTAAAAAATAAATATTAACGGGTAACTAACGATACAGTATGACACAAGATAAATATCCAAAAACCATAAAGGTTAATGGACAAGACTACACAGTCAACAGTGAACAAGAGGAAAATGATCTAAAAAATGAAGTTGAATTAACAGATGGTGCTAATCTTGATGATGTTGACTCGGGAAACCAACAAGGCCTTACGGAAAGTGCGACTGTAGGGCAAAATCTTCCAGCACAAAACAATACGGACTCAGATTCGGAGACTATTTCTTCGGACTCACAAGAGTATCAAATCATAAGTGATTCTAATTCTGATCAGAATATAAAGGATAAATCAGATAAAAATGCAATAAAAAATTCAGAGAGCGATCCTTCTAAAATGACTAAAGAAGGTAGAATAGTCTATTTTAATAGTGCATACTCATCTATGGCTGTTAATGAAGAGGGTATGGCAATATTTGCAGATGGTACAAAGCTTGATGTTGAAAAAGACTTTGATCTAAATTATATAGAACAAAAAAATAAAGAACTAAGTTCATCAAGAAACGTTTTTATAACAAACGCTCTTGCGGTTAGAGGTCGGAAAGATAATGTTTATAGTAATAATGATATTGTTCAAATAAATGCAAATCTAGACGATTTAGGTTATACTGTTCAAAAAACTGAAAACGTTGGTCAGTACTCGTTATCTAAAAACGGTGAAAGCTTAACAATTGGTAATGCAGACGATGTTCAAAAGTGGTTTTTTAATAATTTATCAGATGAAGAGTTTGGAGTTATAGATAATAATATAAGAGAAACTTATAAGCAAATAACTTTAGAACAGAGAAAAATTAAAGAAACAAATCTTAATAATCAAGATCGTGACGAGTTAAAAAAAGAATTAATATGGAATGGCGCTACTAACGGTATAATACACGCTAATTTAAAAGAAGATGTTACTAATCAAAATGATCTTGATGTACTTGATAATTTTTTTAAAAAGACTATTACAGTAAATGATGTTGCTACAATTGACGGTGGTGCATCTATTTCAGGTGGTAACAAAAAATACACTGAAAGAAAAGGTCAACAACTAAATAGAGAATACAAACCTAAAACAGCAGATCAATTTAAATATGATCAATTAAAAAAAGTAAACAATATATTACAAGATACTAATTTATCACAAGAAGATAAAAACGCTCAAGTTACAGCTATTTTAGGTGGATCTATAACAGATCAAAAAACAATAGATAGTCTTAATAATCTTATAACAAATGAGGTTGGTCACACAGAAGAAGATGTTGATAGGTTAGCAAACTCTAGAGCTAGCGAAAATGCTGACGTGCATTTAGAGAATATAATGAAGGATAATCCTCAAGCTATATTACTAAAATCAGCTATAGAAAATCATCTTGTAGTAACTGATGATGACGAGGTTGTTAATCACAAGTTGCAAACAAATCTTTACGAAACTCAAGCTAAAGATTTGAAAAAAATCCAGACAGAAGCTACTAATCTTTTTGAAAAAAAATTTGAAGCTTTTAATAAAGAATTAAATAGTAAAGGTATTGGTATTAAAGTTGTAGGCAAAGGTGAAAATGCTAGATATGTTATAGATGCTAGCAAATATGTTGGTAATAGCGAAGAGGTTAATAACAAGTTAGACGGTTTAAATAAACAAAGAGAAACGTTAACATCTAAATTTAATTTATCTCAAAAGAAAATAGTAGATAGTATTAAAGTTATAGAACGATTACAGAAAAAAGCAGAAGCAGGTGAACTTACTATGGCTGAAAGTATTCAGTATAATCAAGCTTTTAATATATATCAAACTGAAAAAGCAAATGAAAAAACTTTTACAGAAGAAGACTCTAGTTTAGTTGAAGAAATAAATAATATAGTAAACAATTTTAATAAAAGTAGAAAAGATCAAATAAAAACTTTAGAGCAAGAATATCAAAAAAAATTAGACTCTGACTTTGATGAATATAAAGGTGTTATTGATACTTATAATCAGTCTGTAAAAAAACTAACAAGTAATGTAGAAAAATTACAAGTTAAAATTCAAAACGCAAAAAGTGATTTAAGCTATATATCTAAGGAACATGACTTATTAACTGTTTTAAAAACAGATTTATCAAATAGTGTAGGCTCAATGTACTATGGTATTCAAGCTGTGTTTGGTGAAGATGCTGCAAAAGAAAAATTAAAAGCAATACAAGAAGGTAGTCAAGCTTATCTACCAACTATGCTGTCTTATAATGACGCTATAAAGCAGGGTGAAACAGGTATATTTGTAGGTAGAACCTTAGCTCAACAAGTAACACCTGTTGTTGTGGCTGTAGGTACTAGTGCTGTAGGTTTACCACCTGTTGTAGCAGCTAGTTTATTTGGACTGTCTGCTGGTGGCGAAACACTAGTTCAATTAGAAGGTCAAGTTGAAATGGCTAAAAAAGCTCAAACAGACTTAAGTGAACTTGAGAAAAATTATAAAGATGGTAAAGTATCTAAACAAGATTATGTTAGATTAAAAACAGATCTTGAAAAAACTATAGCTTCTAACAACTTTTCAAGAGGACAAATAAACGGTGCTGTAGGAATGGCTATGTTATCAGAAGTAGCTATAAGTAGTTTTTTTGGTACAATTGGTAACTCACAAAAACTAATAGGTGATTTAACATCTAAAAACGTTAGTAGCTTAGGTTCGTTAGTAACTAGAACTAATATGCAAGCCGCGTATCAATGGTCTGTAGAAACTGGTAAGTCTATAGCTAGCGAGGCTATTGAAGAGGTTGCTATATTGCTTTCAAATGAATTAAGTCAAGGTTTAATACTTGGTAAAGATTTTGACTTTTCACAAATAGATGATACTATAGTTTCTTCTATAATACTAGCTGGTCCAATGAATGGTCCTTCTAGCTTGTATAATACTATGATGCAACAGTTTCAAACATCTGGTATTAGAAATGAAACAAGAGCTGTTTTAGACCAAATAAAAGCTCTTGATAGTCAATTTGCTAGCTTAAAACCAGGTGATACTGTTTATAGAAAACAATTAACAGCTGAGTTATCTAACTTATATTCAAAACTAAATATTAGTCAAAGTAAATTAGAAGTAGACGCTATGATAGGTGCTAGTGATTTAAAAGATCTAGTTGCTAACAGCATGGACTTAGTTGAACTACACGAGTCTGCTAATGTTCAACCTGGCGATAGTCCAAAGACAATAGAAGATAAGGTTAAAAAACATATTAAAAAATTAGAAGAGACAAATCCTGAAGCTGCTAGTGATTTTAAAGCTAGAGTAGAAGCTAATAAAAAAATTAAACAAAAGACAAGAGATAAAATAAAATCAGAGTTAGATGGTGATATATTAGCTGAAAATGGTTTAGTTGATAGGTTGTTTGGTGATGAAGGTAGAAACACTTACGACAAGTTGATGAACAAAAATACTCAGGAATTTAACAAAGCGTCTAATAGAGAAAAGCTAACTCTAATACACATGTCTTTAAAAAATGATTTTAAAAATAGAAAAATTAAAGAAGCTAGGAAAATACCAGTTATAAGAGCACATGTAGAAAGAACTATTTATGGTAAAAAATTTAAAGATTCAGGCAGAAAAAATAGAAAATTAAAGCAAGAAAACCAGTTATACGAAATATTTGCTGATAGATTAAACACTAGAAGAGTTCAAGCTACATCTACATATAGAGATGGTAGAGAGGCTGCTAGATTAATATTAAAATCAAACCCTGATATAAGTCAATTAAGTGATATAGAAGTTGTAGCAGATCAAACTGTAGAACAACTTACTGAATTTTTAAATAAATCTGATTTACAAGAATATCAAAAAGAAGATTTGTTAAAAGGGTTACAAGATGGTAGCACTAAAGGTTTAATACTTGATGGTAAATACATAACTACAGCTGAAAAGTCTGCTGTTGATGAAGCGTTACAACAAGGTAACTTAATACAAGGTACTGTATTTTCTCACGAACTAGGTCATGCATTAGATGCTATTACTATGAAAAGAGGTGAAATAAACGACTTATCAAGTAATCTAAGTAAGGCCTTAATTCAAGATAAAAAATTAGCAGATGTACATACAACAGCTGTAAAAGACTTAATGCAGATAATGGGGCCAGATGGTAAAATACTTTGGGAAGAGGGTAAAACTATAGATAAACAAAGAGATGTTACTAAAGATGAGTATATAAAAAGAGTTCAAGATGTTTTACAAGACCCTACATTTAAAGTAGAAAGACAAATAGCTAATAAAAGATCAGGTGAATCACTTGGTAGTATTGTAAGAGGTTTAGTTGGTGGTGATTATAAGTTTAATTCACCTAAAGCTGCTTTGACTTACATAACTGATTATATAAACTCTTTTGAGAAAAAGCAGTTATCTAATTTAGTAAAAAGAAAAATAAAAGCTAAAGATACTAGATTAAAACAACTTAATGATATAATAAATGAGTTTGGTATTTTTGATGATGATGGTAGACCTGTTTTTAAAGAAGGTATATCAACACAAGATCAAAAAAGATTTAATGAAGCTGTATCAGAACTTAATGATTTACAAGATAGACCAGGTTATAGATTATCTGGTGATGTTGGACCTAAAATAGATGCTGCAGGTAAAATATTTAATAACACGCAGTGGAAAGACGGTGGATTTGAAAAAGTGTTAGATGGCATACAACGTGAAGGTATGTTAGATTCTCTTATATTTGCAGCTCAAGCTAGAAAAAATCCATCTGTTCAAATGAAAGATAAAAGTCAAGATGTTAAAACTAGATATCTAAATGACGTTTATGCTGAACTTACTAATCATGTTAGAAATTTTAATCCTGATATTAATAATAGTTTGTTTGCTTGGATTAATTCTCAGCTAGGTAACAAAGCTTTAAACGTACAGAAACGTCCTGATTACTCACCTGATAGACTTAGTAGAGCTCAAGATGCTGATGCTAGAACAGAAGAAGGTGCTCCGGTTTTACAGCTGCAAGCTGACACCGATGCTGAAACGCGTTACATTGATAATATAGGTTTAAAAGAAACTGACACCGAACTGTATTCTCAATTAAGACAAGACTTAGGACTAGATACTAAAATGATGGATAAAGTTCGTCAAACTGTTATAACTGCTTTTGGTACTAGACTTCCAGATATTAGCTCTAAAAAGTTTAGACAAGCTCTTGAAAAACAATTTAAAGATAAATTAAAAAGACCTATACAGAACATGATAGGCACAAGAACTGATTATGACGCATTTTTAGTAGAGTATTTTCCAGCCGTGTTTAATGCTTTATCAACAGAAACGTTAGTTCAAATGGAAAGAAACGTAGATCCTGAGCTAAGAATATTTACAGAATCAAGAAGAATAACAGAACCTACAGAAGTTGATCAGCTCATAAGCGATGGTTTACTACCTATGAACACTATTCGTGGAGAAATAAATAGAACTTCTGGTCCTTTTTTAAATACTAAAAAGAAACTACCTAGTGACGCTAAAATATTAGCTTTTTTTAGAGGCACTAATATGGAAGCTGAGTTAGGTTATAAAGTTGTTGGTTCAACGCTTGGAACTAGAAAAGATGCTTTAGCTATGAACATAGGTGTTGAACTTGCTTTTGATGCAACATCAGAAGTTTTATCAAATCCTGATGTTCAAAAAAGAAGAAGAAAAGTATTAGATCTTGATGATAAAACTCAAATAGATAATGAAAGAGCTGTAATAGCCAAAATAATAGACAGAGATCCAAATGTATTATTTTCAAGAGATGGTAAAACAAATAAAATTCCAAAAAATTATACCAAAGAAATGTTTGGACAACACTTCGATCAACTAGTAAATGATATAATTTCAAGCAAAGATGGTGTTAATAGTTTTATAGATAGTAAAGGTAAACTTATAAAAGATTATATTTATGAAATACCACAATTTACAGTAGATGTAGTAAATTCATTATACACAAACGGATCTATACCTACTATTAATGAAGTTAAATTTAAAAAGGGTATTGCAGCTAGTAACTTAGATAAAAAAACTAAAAAAGCTTATAGTGATGATGGTGTTTTAAATAGAAATAATAAAGATGTTTTAGATAAAATAGATAGACAAATGGCTTTTGTTTTTGATTTTCTTGGTGGCAACATTATAAATGAACTACAAAGACAAGGTAAATTAGAAATATTTGCATACCATCTTAGATATTTAGATCCAGCAAAGAAAAAAAGAGGTCTTGATAAATCAGGAGATTATTATTCTTCTCTTCAAAACAAAATAAACAAAGCTCAACAAAGTCTAGATGGTAAAACTGATGTTGGTATAGATATTAGCTCTGTAAACGCTATGAACACTAAAATACAAGATAGCATACTAAATGATGTTATAGAAATAGCTAGTATGCCTATAACCGCAGCTGAAAAAAGACAAATATATTTAGACTCTATTGCTGATAGAGTTGTTGGTGCTAATAAAGCAAATCCAACTTTAGCAAAACATATCGCAAAAACTTTAATAACATTAGCTCAAAACAAAACAATAGGTAAAGAAACTGTATTACATATACTTCAAGCACAAACTCAACTAGCTGGAGGTTTTAGAGCTTTTACAGATTTAGTTATGATTGATTTTAGAGATGGATCACAAGCTTTGTATGTAGATAAAGATGGAAACTATACTAACGATAAAAGTAAAAAAGGAATAAGTGTAAACACAGAACATCCTCAGTTTAAAGAAGTGAAAAGTGTTTTAAAAAAAGCTGGTGAATTAAAAAACCTAACTCCAGATCAAATTGATAAAAAAGTAATTGAGCTTCTTAAATTTAAAGGCGAACACTTAACACCTAACGCTAACACAATGTTAGAAATAGCTAAGTTAATTGATGATACTTCTGTTGATTTAGACAGTGAGTTAGATATAATATTTAATGGTCACAGTCAATTGTTAACATCTGATTATGTAACTAAAAAAATAGATGGTAACAAAACGCTAGGATTCGAAGGTTTAGGTAGAAATAGTACTCTTGGTTATGATAGAGTTGGAGTAGTGCCACAAGATAGTAAGTTTTTTATAGGACCAAATGGTGAAACCTTACAAGATGTTCTTGCTAACAAAAAGTACAAAGACTCTGTAGTGTTGTTTTCTAAAGACAACAACAAAGTATCTAATAATATTAAAAATACTTTTAAAGCTGAAGAGAATATAAGAAAAGCTATAGAAACAGGTGAAACAAGAGGTATGTCTACTTTTGATTTTGATGAAACAGTAGGTGTAAGTGATAACTTTGTTATAGCTAAAAAAGATGGTGAAACAAAACGTATATCATCTGCTAATTGGCCTAAAGTTGGTGAGAAGCTAGCTGCTGAAGGTTGGAGCTTTGATTTTAGCGACTTTAATAAAGTAACTAAAGGTAGACCTGGGCCTTTGTTTCAAAAGATGAAAAACCAAATAGCTAAATATGGAGCTGATAACGTATTCATACTTACAGCTAGAGCATCAGAAAGCGAGCAAGCTATACATGATTGGTTAAAGAGTAATGGCATAAATATACCTAGAGAAAATGTAACTGGACTAGGTAATAGTACTGGTGAAGCAAAAGCTCAATGGATGTTAGACAAGTTTGCTGAAGGTTATAATGATATGTACTTTGTTGATGATGCTATAACTAATGTTGATGCTGTTAAAAATGTACTCGATCAACTAGACATTAAATCAAAAGTTGTACAAGCTAGAATTAATTTTAGTAAAGATGCTGATGCAACTTTTAATAAAATGTTAGAGAGAAGTTTAGGTATTGGTAAAGACAAAGTATTTTCAGCAGCTGAAGCTAGAATAAGAGGTAAAGGTAAAGGTAGATTAGACTTCTTTGTACCTGCTTCTGCAGAAGATTTTAAAGGTCTGTTATACAGCTTTTTAGGAACAGGTAAACAAGGTGAAGCTGATATGCAATTTTTTAAAGAAAATTTACTAGATCCGTACGCTCAAGGCTATAAAGACTGGAACTCTTATAAACAAAATATGGCTGATGATTATAAGAATTTAAAAAAGAGGTTTCCAGATGTTGTTAAGTCGTTTAATAATATAGTGCCTGGTACAAGCTTTACGGCTGAGATGGCAGCTAGAGTTTATTTGTGGAATAAGTCAGGTTTTGATATACCTGGATTATCTAAACAAGCTAAAAGAAAACTATTAAGTTATGTTAATGCAAATGCTGATTTAAGAAGTTTTGCAGACAACACAGCTAATATAACTAAAAATCAAGATGGTTATGTTAAGCCAAGAGAATATTGGATGACAGAAACTTTTGCTAGTGATTTAGCTAATACAGTTAATAGTGTTGGTAGACAAAGGTTCCTAGCTAACTGGCAACAAAACTCTGATTTAATATTTTCTGAAAAGAACTTAAATAAAATAGAAGCTGCAAAAGGTCCTGCGTTTAGAGAAGCTCTTGAAAACATGTTGTACAGAATGAAGACGGGCAACAATAGAATGACTGGTACAGATAGAACTGTAAATAGATTTCAAAACTGGTTAAACGGTTCTGTAGGTGCTATAATGTTTTTTAATATAAGATCTGCCGCTTTACAAACAATATCTACATTTAACTATATAGATTTTGATGACAACAATATATTTAAAGCTAGTAAAGCATTTGCTAATCAACCTCAGTTTTGGAGAGACTTTTCTATGTTATTTAACTCTGACATGTTGAAACAAAGAAGAGCAGGTTTAGCTATTGATGTATCGGCTTCAGAGCTTAGTAAAGCATTTTCAGATGGTAGAGGTAAACCACAAGCTGTATTAAATTATTTACTTCAATTAGGTTTTACACCCACACAAGTAGCGGATAATTTTGCTATAGCAATTGGTGGAGCTAGTTTTTATAGAAACAAAGTTAATAGATATTTAAAAGATGGCATGACAAAAGCTGATGCTGAAAACCAAGCATTTTTAGACTTCCAAGAAAAAACAGAAGAAACTCAGCAGTCATCAAGACCTGATTTAATATCACAACAACAAGCTGGTCCACTTGGTAGATTAGTATTAGCGTTTCAAAATACACCTATGCAAATGACTAGGTTAACTAAAAAAGCTATATCAGATTTAGTTAATAATAGAGGTGATCGTAAAGCTAATATATCTAAAATAATATATTATGGCGCTATGCAAAACTTAATATTTGGTACACTGCAAAGTGGATTAGGATTCTTATTGTTTGGCTCAGATGAAGAAGATGACGAGAAAAAAGAGATGTCAGCTGAACGAGTATTAAATGGAGCTTTAGACTCGCTACTTAGAGGCACTGGTGTTTATGGTGCTGGTATTGCTGCTTTAAAAAATACTATAATGCAGTGGCAAGAAGAAAAACAAAAATCATTTGGACAAAGAGATGATACTAGAATATTGCTACAAGCTTTAAATTTATCACCACCTATTGGTAGTAAGCTTAGAAAAATAAACAACGCTATTAAAACAGAGAAGTTTAATAAAGGTGTTAGTAAAGAACTTGGTTTTAGAATTGAAAACCCTAATGTAAATAAGTGGGCTAATATAATAGAAGGTACAACAAACTTTCCGTTAGCTAGGATGGTTAATAAAGCAAACAATTTAGAAGAAGCTATAACTGGTGATCATGAAACTTGGAAGCGTGTAGCCTTAATTGCTGGTTGGGACAGATGGAGTTTAAATGTACAAGATGAAGAACTAGAAGCTGCTAAGATAGAAGCTAAAAGAAAAAGAAAAGAACAAAAAAGAATAGAAAAAGAACAAAAGAAGAAAGAAGAAGAATCAAAGTTACCACCTAGAGTTAGATGTACTGCTATAAAATCTAACGGTGAAAGGTGTAAGAATAATACAAGAAACAAAAATGAGAAATGTTACGCTCACCAATAAACGTGTAACTATAATAAAAAGAATAAATTATGATAAATTGGATAAACTCTTGGAACTCCAAGAATAAAAAAGAAGTATACGAATTAAATTTTAGATTAGGTACAATAACTGTTCTACAGTTAGAATATTGTCCATGCGTAAAGTGTGAGAATAAAAAAGGTACATGCTCTAAGTTTAGATTTATGATTTTAAACTTTGGATTTGAGATATGAGATTTATAAACAGCGCACAAATAGAACATAAAAATGCTATAAAAGATAGTAGGCTAGCTATTAAAGAAGATAGTAGAAATAACGTTGTTGTTAGTGCTACTGGAACAAAAGTATCATTTGGTGAACTTACAGATGATAGAGGAAGGTTTTCTGTAGTTATTGTGGTAACTTCTAATAGAGGTGTTACTAAAAGAGCTTTAATACCTTTAGCATAATGGCTGTTTATCAAAACATAACAGGTGCAGCTACAACTACTGTTATTACAAAAGGTGGTACAGTTACTGGTAGTATTGACAAAATACTAATTGCTAATGTTAACACTAGTAACGCTGTTACTATAACTGTAGACTTACATGACGGTACTAATACTTTTACTTTAATAAAAGAAGTAGATATACCAGTTAAGTCTTCTTTAGTTTTAGAAGATAACGTTAGGTTTGACAGTGCTGTATATAATTTGAGAATAACTACAGCGGGTACATCTCCTAATATATCTGTAATAATAAGGTAATATGGAACTAGAAGTAATTAGATTTTCAAGTGGTACTGATAGTACTAATGGAATATTAATAGACAAAACAAATAATAAATTTTTAGCATACACGCTTGAAGATGAATATAGAGATGAGAAAAAATTTGGCGAGACAAGAATACCTGAAGGAACTTACAAGTTGGGTTTACGCAAGGTTGGCGGCTATCATACAAAATATTCGAAGCGCTTTAGTGATATTCACATTGGCATGCTTCATGTTCTCGATGTTCCTAATTTTGAGTATATTCTTATTCACTGCGGCAATACTGACGAACACACGGCAGGTTGTTTGCTCGTCGGAGACTCACAAGAAAATAACCAAATCACGAAGGACGGTTTTATAGGCAAGTCAACACAAGCTTATAAAAGAATATATCCTGATATAGCAAACGCTATAGACTGTGGTGAAGAAGTAACAATAACATATAAAACAATATAAAGTGAAAGGTAATATATTTATAAAAGCAAAAGCTAAAGTAAAAAACTATATAACACATAAAAACTTAGAAAGGTTTGAAAAGTCTAGAAGTAAAAAGTTAGGAAAACCATATATTCCAGCTTCTAAAAAAAATAAAGGATTTAAAAAATATGATTCATCTTATAAAAGAACTGAATCACCGTTTACGCCTTTTAAAAAAGAAAACAAAGGTTTTTTTACTCAAAAAGAAGGTAAAAAACAAGTTGCTAAAAAAGGAACACTTAAAGGAGCTAAAAAAGTTGCAACAACAGTTGGAGGAGCTGTATCAAAAGTTGGTAAAAGATTTTTAGGACCGCTTGGCGCGGCATTAGGTGCTGTTGATGTTGGAAGATTTATTTTTAAAGAAGATGTTGGTGGTAGAGCTGTAAAAAATATGAGAAAAACAAAAGGAAAAGGAACATTTTTAGGAAAAGCATAATGAAAAATATAATTATATTATTACTATTTGTTAGCACGGTATGTGTTGGACAAATTAAAGATTTTTTTAAGTACTCTACGTTTTATGCGTCAATGACTACTGGAACTTCTTTTGTTGAAAGAGAAGACTATAGAGCTATTGGTAAAGGTTATGAAGATATAACAGTTGTTAATCCTTATGACTACAACCTAACTATTGGCCTTCGTAAAATAGCTAGATTTGATTATGAATATAAAGTAAAAACTTGGTACTACGGTACTGAGGATAATGTAGCTGACAACGTTACTATAGGTAACGCTAATGGTTGGGAGTATTTACTTAATTATTCTTTTATACGTGAGCGTGGTGAAAAGTTTAATAATCAAAACTTTTGGTTAAGATATTTAGGTGATAGCTATGTAGCTAAAGCACAGTATGCAGATAATCAAAGAGTAGATTTAAAATACATGTCAACAGATCTTAGGTTTAGAGTTAATGTTGGCAACTGGGATTTAACAGCTGGTGTTGTAGGTAGAATACATCCTGTATATGGTGTTAATCCTATTAGAGATTTATGGGTGCCAGGCTCTTCTAACTTTCAAGATATAGCTGCAGATTTTGGTTATGCACCAGAACAGTGGGTACAAGGTTTTTATGTAAACAATAATTGGTATGACATTAGTAGTGGCGACTCTATTTTATTAGCTACTTCAAATGATGAGTTTTTTAAACATTACTTCGGTGAAGCAATTGCAAGGTTTAACGAGCGCGAGCTTGATAAGTTAGGTTTACAAAGAGAACTCAGCGCTGTAGTTGGTATTGCTTATTATAAGTACACAGATAAAATATGGCTACACGCTTGGGCTAACTGCTTACCTATACATCATGGTTTAGACGAATATTCTTTTGAGTATGGTAGACAAGATAATGATAATATAGAGTGGGATGCTGGCATTGTGTTTGGTTCAAGAATTACTAAATCACTTGGTATGTTTATTGAAGGAACGCATCAAAGATATTGGATGAAGCCTTTATATGAAATTAAGTTTGGTTTTAACTATTTAATATTTTAATATGAGTTTATTATTAGGTGGAGCGTTATCAATAGCAGGTTCAGCTTATAGTGCTATAAGTGCTAATAAAGCTCAGAAAAAAGCTGAACGTAGAGAAAAGAAAGCTAGACGAGAAATGAATAGGTTAAAAGATATTTATTCACAACTTGATACTAGTAATCCATATTTAGATATGGAAAATGTTATGGAAGATCTTACAATAAATCAAAGACAATATGATTTACAAACAGAGCAGTTTCAACAAAGTCAAGCTAATATATTAGGTGGACTTAGTGAAGCTGCGGGTAGTTCTGGTATAGCTGCTGTTGCTCAAGCACTAGCTCAACAAGGTCAACTACAAGCACAACAATCAGCCGCTAGTATTGGTGACCAAGAAAGAGCTAATCAAATGGCTGAAAGACAAATGGCAGCTCAAATACAAAGCCAAGAAAGAGAAGGTGAAATAATATCAAGAGAAATGGAAATGGATAAACAAAGTACATTACTTGGTATGGCTCAACAAGATGTAGCTGCTTACAGAGAGCAAGCAGCTGCTGCAAGGCAAGCTAAATCAGATGCTATAGCAGGTGGTATATCATCACTAGGTAGTATGTTAACTGGTCCTGCTGGTGGTGTAGGCGGTGGTATGGCTAGTTCTGCAGGAGTTGGTGGTGGTGGTTACTTTGATAATCAACAAGGTGCAGGTGGTCGTATGTTTGGTGAAGGAGCTAGAACTCGTAGTGGAGGTTATCAAAATCCCATAACAGGTGCAACTGGAACTAGAAGTGTTTTTAATCCTTTTAAAAGAGAGTTTTATGGTAACACAATTAATAGACCTTATTAAAATTAATTAATTATGAAGAATATATTAAAATTATTATTAGTTATAAGCTCATTTGCTTATTCTCAAGTTTATGATTTTCAGCAATTATGTTTAGATTGTGCTGAGCAAAATGGTTTTTATTGTGGCGATGATCCAGCAAACTGGACGCAATATTCACCTAATGGTTGTGTGCCTAATGGTTATCAAGACTTATTTTATCTTAATGATGGTTGGGAAGATTGTGCTGACGGTAGTGATGAAGAAGGTGCAGAACCAACTTCACCTGATGCATGTTTACCGCCAGAACCGTTTGAATGTGATACTGTATTTATAACATTAACAGAGCTTGAATTTATATTTGATACTATAGTTGAAACTGAATACGTGTATAATATTGTTTTAGATACCGTAGAGATCGAAACTTTAGTTCCGGAATACATTTATATAACTGACACAGTATTTGTTTACGAGGATGTATTAGATACATTATTCGTTGATGTTGTTGAATACGTTGATGTAATAGTTTATGATACTGTTGTAGAAGTAGAATATGTAGAGTTTATAGAGTATATTACAGAGTATGTAGACTGTGATACTGGACTACCTTGTAACTTTAGTATTGATGAGCTACTTGATAAATCAAAGCAAAATAGTGTAATATATAATATTAATGGGCAGGCTATAAAAGAAAGACAAGGTTTATATATAGAGAACGGTAAAATTTATAATAAAAAATAATTATGGCTTTTAAAATGAGAGGCTATTCAGCTTTTACGAAATATAAAGATCCTGGTAAACTAAAGAAGTTTAAAAAAGAACCTAAAGTTTCAAGAAAAAGAATTTTAATTTCAACACAAACTCCATCTGGTATGTTATCAGAGTATTCAGCAGCTGATGACAAGACTAACACATCTATTGTATATAGAAAAGGTTTAAAAAAATACACTAAAGATCTTGATTTAGATTTTAATCCAACAGGTAATTTTAGACAGCTAAAAAAACGAGATAAAAAAATATTAAAAAAACAAGGTTCATATCTTGGTAGAAAAAAATTAAAAAAGTTTTTAAGTAAAAATCCTAATTATAATAGATAATGGCTAAAGAATTATCAGAAGATAGTAAGTTTCAGATAAGCGTTAAAACATTAGTAAGTATAGTTGTGGCGGTAGTTACAGTTGTATCTGCTTATTTTGGTTTAATGGCTAGTATAAACTCTAAGTTTTCAGAACTTGAAAGTAAAGTTGAGCAAGCGTTAGAATTACCTAAACCAGGTACTGGTACGTATACTATAGACATGGGTGATCCAGCGGCTACTAACACGTGGCCGCCAACTCGTATGGAGTTTAACATGAAAGATCAAATGGCTCGTAACCAAATAGACCAAATAATAAAAGACCTTGATTATATTAAAGATGAAATAAAACTATTAAGGAAATGAATATAACAAATATATTGTATGTTGCAATGATGTCTCTTGTATTCTGCTTTGGAACATGCGCACAAGAAGTTATTAATACTGGAAACTTCGATAATAAAATAGCTAAAGACATAGTAGCCGTAGAATTTTGGGCTGGCTGGAACAAGGCTAATGAATTTGCAGAGCTTAATAAATTAAAAGATACTAGTGTATATAGAGTTGATATTATGCACTGTACAAAATTACAAACTGAGTATGGTATAACAGCTGTACCAACTGTTATTATATTTGACAACGGTATAGAAAAAGAAAGGTTTAACGCAAACATAATGTTTCAACTTGAAGCAGATAAGAAAACAATACAAAATTCTATTGACACAATAATGTTAAGTAAATTCCAATAATATGAAAACAGGATTTAAAAAATACGACTCATCATATAAACGAAAAGAATCACCTTTTACTAGAATAGGTGGTATGGGTATATCAAATATTCCAAGCCAAAATCTAACAGATGATCAAAAAGACAGATCTAAGCTTCCGTTAAGTAGAAGCAAAGAAAGAAAAAAAGCAGATGCTGAAAAGATTTTAGCACGAGCTAAAGGACAACTAATTAAAAGAGCTGAAAGAAAAGAAAGTAAAGCAGCAAAAAGAAGAGAACAAGGTAGAGAAGTATCTGCAGCTAGAAAAACAAGAAAAGCTACTAAATTAAGAAAGAGAGCTGATGAGCTTAAAGCTGATAAATTTTATGGTATGCAACCCGGGCCGTTTAAATCTAAAAAACTTTTAAAAAAAGTATCTAGTCAATTAAAAGCTGCTAGTAAAAAGCACGCTGGCCAAGCTGCTAAAATAGATAAAGCTACTAGTGCAATGAAATCTAAGCATGGGTCCAAGTTAAAGCGAAAAAAAACACTAGTAGGGCCTAATGACAAACTAAAGAAATTTCGCTCCCAAGGAGGAGCAGCAGCACCTATGAAAAAAATTAGTGGTCCTTGTAAAGCAGCTGCTAAACGTAAGTTTAAAGTATGGCCAAGTGCTTATGCTTCTGGTTGGGGTGTTCGTTGTACTAAAGCTGGTGGACCAAGTAAATTCGGTGGATAATGGCTATATACAGATCAACACCTGCTAAGAAAAAGAAAACATCTAAGTCAATTACTTGGCATGACTCAGATGCACCTGATGCTAAAGGTAAGTTCAAAGAGCTTGCACCTGATGCACTAGCATCGTGGCTTATTAAAACTAGAAGAGGTAACTTATCTAAAATAATAAGCAGTCTAAATCAACAGTATGTTTTTAATAGACAAAAAAATCCTAGCTATGCTCGTAAAATGAAAACAGTTATGAATATAGTTAGAAAACGTTTAGGTAAAAAGAAAGATGGCAAGTAAAGCTTATAGAGGTGTATTAAAAGCTAGAATATCAAAGTTATATGGTGGTGATGTTACTGTAAGTAAAGCTAGAAAATTAAAAGCTAGACGTGATGCAACTAACAGAGATAAACAACTAGCAAACTGGTTTATTAATATGCAAACAAACAGACCTTCACCAAATAAAAAACGTAAAGATCCAAAGGTTGGTACAGGTAAAAAACCTAAAGGTAGTAGCAGAAGACTATATACTGATGAAAACCCAAAAGATACAATGAGTATTAGGTTTGCATCACCAGCAGATGCTAAAGCAACTGTAGTTAAAGTTTTAAAATCAAGCTACCCTTATGCTAGAAAGATGCAGATACTAACTGTATTAGAACAAAGATCTAAATATTCTAAAAGTCCTAAGCGTGAACAAGTTGCTATAGCTAGAAAAGGTAAAGAAAGACTTAGAAGAACTAAAAAAGATGTTTAAAAATTTTAATATAAGTAAATTTAAAAAAATGAAACCACCTGCAGATAACTCATTTACAACGATGCAGGAAATAAAACATATTAAGTCTATACCTATGGACGTAGCTAATGTTAAAAAGTATGATGATATTGAAAAAACGTTCGCTGAAGTAGCGTATAAAAATAATATAAAAGACTATGACTCTGATTTAGTAGGTAATTTAATAGAACAATCATCACCTATTATACTTAAATTAAAGAAACACTTTAATAGACCAAGACCAAAAGTTATAGCAAAAAAGATGGGAATAAAAATGAAAGACTATGAAATGACGTCAATGAAAACAGCTTCATACCCATCAGGTCACTCAGCTCAAGGAATATTAATTGGTAGAGTACTTGCAGCTAAATATCCTAAGGCAGCTAAACAATTTATAAGCGCTGGCGATAAGATATCAAAGAGTAGAAATATAGCGAAAGCTCATTATAAATCAGATAGCAAAATGGGTGAGAAGCTAGGTAATGAATTATATAATCACATAAAACAAAAACAAAATGAGAAAAGGTCCAATGAAGCTTAAAAAAGCTTCACCAAAAAAGATGGGGCATAAGTCACCAGCTAAAATGAAAAAAGGCGCTGCAATGAAAATGAAAAAAGGTGCAGCAATGAAGATGAAAAAAGCTTCAGCAATGAAACGTCCATTAACAGCTAAACAAAAAAAGCTACCTAAAAAATTACAGGAAGCTATATTAGCAGCACCAACTAAAATGTTAAAAGCATCTGCTATGAAGTTGATGCCTAAGTCTGCTATGAAAAAAGTAAAAGGTCTTGAAATGGGTCCAGGTACTGTAACTAAAAGGAAGACTGCAATGACTATGAAAGAAAAAGCAGCTATGAAAATGAAGAAAGCATCTGCTATGAAGAAAAAACCAGGTGAACGTAAGAACGTAAAAAACTTACCTAAAACTAAGCCTCATGGTCCAGGAAGAAAAGCTCCTAAAAAAGGAGAGCGCATTAACTTACGTGGATATGACTTTTTTAGATAATAATGGCTTTTAAATTAAAAGGATTTACACCATTTACGAAACAAAAAGGCGGCGGTACAACTAAGACTTGTTTACCAGCCGCCAAAATTCGTGGTCTTAGTAAAGAGAAACGAAAAGAACTAGTTGCATCTAAACGTGCAGCTGGTGCAGCCGGAAAATATAAAAGATCTTCTAAGACCAATGTTAAAGGTGCTCGTAAAAAAGGAGCAACACTTCGCGACTGGTTTGAAAAAGAAGACTGGAGAAGAGTTGATGATCCTTCTAAAAAATGTGGAGAATAATATGTTTAAAAGATACGACTCAAGTTATAAAAGAAATGTATCACCTTTTACAAAGGCTGATCCTCGTAGAACTATAGGTAAAGGTAAAAACTTTAATCCTGTATCTAAAAATAAAAGTGCTACTGGTGGAGCTGCAGGAGGTGGTATGACTGAGAAAGGTGTAAAGGAATATAAACGTAATAATCCAGGAAGTAAATTGCAGACCGCTGTCACTACTAAACCATCTAAATTAAAGCCTGGTAGTAAAGCTGCTAAGCGTAGAAAATCATTTTGTGCTAGATCAAGAAGTTGGACTAGCGAAAGAGGTAAAGCAGCAAGAAGAAGATGGAATTGTTAATAAATAAAAATAAATAATATGTGTCCGTGTCCTATATGTACAACCGCTGCAATAGTTGGTTTAGTAATATTTAAAATAGTAAGAAAAAAAGGGAGCCGTTAAGCTCCCTTTATTATTTAAGAATTTTTAATAGACTGTACTTCGTTTCTAACATCTTGTGCAGTGCTTTTTATAGTCTGCATATGTTTTCTTAGTCTTGTACCAGCTGCTTTATTTCCTATATTAAATTTCATAGTTTCTGTTTCAGCTTGTTCCATTTCATATTTCAATGTACTTATTAATTGTTCTAAACCCATATTATATATTATTAAATTAAACAACTTCACAGGCACCGCCATTT